ATGCAGAACACAGGAGAACCCGACATGACTTCTCTGGACACCGTGATCGACAAGCTGCACACTCTGATGCAGTTTCCGCAACCGAATCTGCCCAGCCATCTTCGCTGTGTGGAGGCCGCCGACCTGAGCGATGTGCTGTTCGAGCTTCGTCTTGTGGCAGCCCGCCGGGACGCCTCGGTGCCCTACGACCTCGACGCAGAACCGATGACGCACCGGGGCGTGGACTTCGGCGAAACGCTTTCCCGACAAGCGCAGTTTTCGGCCCGGACCTTCGGGCCGGGAGCGCGCACGAAGGGTGTCATCGACCACCTCCGCAAGGAGGTTGCCGAGGTCGAGAAGAATCCTTCCGACCTTCTCGAATGGATCGACGTGGCGATTCTCGCTTTCGACGGCGCGTGGCGGCAGCTTGCCTACGGGGAGTTCGTGAAGGCCGAACCGCCCGAGACCGAGCAGGACTTCAACAAGCTCGCAGCGGTCATCTGCGGTCTCTACCTGATGAAGCTGAGACGGAACCGGCAGCGGACTTGGCCTGACTGGCGCACGCAGTCGCCGGACAAGGCCATCGAGCACTACCGAACGAAGGATGAATCCTCGAATCGGGACGTGGCCCACGGCGGCGGCGCGCTCGGCGGCTGACACGACATCTTGGCGCCTCGGCTTGCCGGGGCGCTTTTTCTTGTGCATAGTCGGCGACTGTGCCCGCTCACCCTCAACAGGAGAATCCGATGATCTCGAACTCCCGCCCGACCTTTCCCATGCCGATCTGCGAGTCTATCTGGGATATGAAGTATCGTCTGAAGGAGGCTGACGGCACGCCTGTCGACATGACGATGGAGGATACTTGGCGTCGGGTCGCTGGCGCTCTGGCCGAAGCCGAGAGACCTTCGGAACGAGCCGAATGGGCGCAGAAGTTCTTCGAGGCGATGGTCGACTTCAAGTTCATCCCAGCCGGTCGCATCCTCGCTGGCGCAGGCACGGGCAGGAACGTCACGCTTAGCAACTGCCTTTCGGGCGAGACCCTGATCCTTACTGCCGAATATGGCCTCGTTGCCATTGGCGAGATTGCCGGGGAGACCGTTCACGTTCTCGTTGGCAGCGGGGATTGGGTTGCGGCGCCGATCAACTTGTTCGGCGAGCAGCCTGTCGTGCCGGTGACACTTCGTGGAGGCTACAATGGTCGCTTGCGCAAGACGATCCATGCGACTTCCAACCATCGCTGGATTCTCGCTGACGGCTCGGAGCGCACGACTGAACACCTCATCGCGGGAAACATGCTGAAGTTCGTTCGGCGCCGCAACGTGAAGGACACCCCCGACTATCGGGCGGGTGTCCGGCACGGCGTTGTCTATGGCGACGGAAGCCAACGCCCCGAAGGGGAGGTCAAGCTGCGCCTGTGCGGCGCGAAAGCGGTCCTGATCGACTTCTTTTCCGACTGGACGATCACCCGCCCGGAATCTTACGGAGGCGATCCCTGCGTTTACGGAGGCCGCCGCGAACAGCGTGACTTCGATCTGAAAGCCCTTCCCGTGGAGGGCGCCAGTGTGGAATACCTCACGGGGTTCCTGCGCGGCTGGATGGCGACTGACGGATGTGTCTCTGTCGGCAAAGCCCTCATTTCCTGCGGTGCGGAAGAAGCCGATTGGCTGAAACGATATGGGCCTGTTGCCGGTATGGAAGTCTCCTGCGCCACGAAACTCGGAGACGTTACGAATTACGGCCAGAGGAACAAATCGCTTTTCAATGTTCATTTCCATCGCTGGACAATGATCCCGGAGGATTTCCTGTTGGAAGCCCACCGAACTCGGTTCGTCCCGATAGAGTATCATTGGATCGTGGAATCTGTCGGGGAGGTCGGAACGGTCGTTCCGGTTTACTGCCCGCGCGTCGTGACGACCGATTCGGTGCAACTCGATCTCGGCATCCACACGGGCCAGTGTTTCACGATGGGCACGATCCCCGACAGCATGGACGGGATTTTCACGCACCTTCGCGAGGCCGCCCTGACCATGCAACAAGGGGGCGGCATCGGCTATGATTTCTCTACCATTCGGCCCAAGGGCGCGCTCGTGAAGGGCGTGGCGGCCGACGCCAGCGGGCCGCTGACCTTCATGGACGTGTGGGATTCGATGTGCCGCACGGTCATGTCGGCCGGTTCCCGTCGAGGGGCCATGATGGCCACCATGCGCTGCGACCACCCCGACATCGAAGCCTTCATCGAAGCCAAGGCCGACCCGAAGCGGCTCAGGATGTTCAACGTCTCGGTCCTCGTGACCGACGCCTTCATGGACGCCGTTCGCGACGACAAGCCGTGGCGCTTGCACTTCGAGAACCGGCAAGGCGAGACGTTGAAGGAGAAGGTCGTCAGCGCCCGCGTCCTGTGGGAAAAGATCATGCGCTCGACCTACGACTACGCCGAGCCGGGCGTGATCTTCATCGACCGCGTGAACGAGGCCCACAACCTGCGCTACCTCGAACGGATCGCCACGACGAACCCTTGCGGCGAGAAACCGATGGGGCCGTATGCCTCGTGCCTTCTCGGCTCGATCAACGCGACAGCCTTCGTCCGCGCCCCGTTCGGTGACGGCGCGATCTTCGACTTCCTTGCGATGAACAAGGTCGTCCGAACCGCAGTCCGCATGATGGACAACGTGGTCGATGTGGGCGGTTTCCCGTTGCCCGCCCAGCGCGAGAAGGCCGAACAGGACCGGCAACTCGGCCTCGGCATCACGGGCCTTGCGGACGCTCTGGCGATGATGGACGTGATCTACGGTTCGGACGAGGCGGTCGAGGTGACTTCCGCGATCATGCGGGAGATCGCCTTGACGGCCTACGAGACCTCGGTCGCTCTTGCCGTCGAAAAGGGGGCCTTCCCCACGTTCCAAGCCGACAAGTTTCTGGCTCCGGGCACGTTCGCTTCGAGGCTGCCCGAAGACCTCAAGGACCGAATCCGGGAGTTCGGCCTTCGCAACTCGCTGCTGACCTCCATCGCGCCTACGGGCACGATCAGCCTCGTGGCAGGGAATCTGTCCTCGGGGATCGAGCCTATCTTTGCGACGAACTACGAGCGGAAAGTCCTTCTGCCGGACGGAACGAGGAAGGCCGAGGTCGTTCAGGACTACGCCGTCTGGCTCTACCGCGACATGCTCGGCAACGTGGATGGCGCTTTGCCGCCCGCTTTCGTGACCGCGCAGACCATCACTCCCGAGGCCCACGTCAGGATGCAGGCCGCCGCGCAGGAGTGGGTCGACTCGTCGATCAGCAAGACCGTGAACGTGCCCGAAGACATCTCGTTCGAGAACTTCAAGGCCGTCTATCAGCTTGCCTACGACTCGGGCTGCAAGGGCTGCACGACCTATCGGCCGAACCCCGTCACGGGAAGCGTCCTGAGCGTCGTCGAGGACAAGCCCAAGGCCGAGGCGCCGAAGCCCGTCGAGGCCGCTTCTGTGCCTTCCCGGAAAGTCGCAGAGGCCGTTCCGGCTCGTCCCGAGGCTCTGGCCGGGACCACCTACAAGATCAAGTGGCCGCAGTCGCCGCACGCCATCTACATCACCATAAACGACATTGATGATGCAGGGGACGGCAGCGAGCATGACTGGACCGTGCGGCCGTTCGAGATCTTCATCAACTCGAAGAACCTCGATCACTACGCTTGGACCGTGGCGCTGACCCGCATGATCTCGGCGGTGTTCCGGCGCGGGGGCGACGTGTCCTTCGTGGCCGAGGAACTGAAGGCTGTGTTTGATCCCAAGGGCGGCGCGTGGGTGGACGGCAAGTATGTGCCTTCGCTGCTGGCGGCCATCGGCGGCGTGATCGAGAGGCACCTGAACGGCGGCGAAGCCCCTGCCCCTGAACCGGACGAGCAACTTGAGCTTTTCGGGTCGGGTGCGGTCGTCCCTTCGCCGGACCCGTGCCCGGCGTGCGGCAGTTTCAACCGCAAGCTGGAAAACGGCTGCTGGGTCTGCCTCGACTGCGGGCACTCGACGTGCGGTTGACAGTCTAGCTCTTTTCGACTATAAGGATTGAGCGGCGCACGAATCGCCGCTCGGTCCCTAACCCTCGAAAGGAGAACTAAGACCATGACCCAACTCATGCAGGCTTCCCGCCAGTGGGCTTCGCGCCCGGCCGACGAGCGTTTCGTTTCGCTTCCCGACCTCTACAACGTGGTTCGCGATAATCGCGAGCGGTCGCTGGCCGCGTCGATCAGCACGCGGAAGATCGAGTTTGCCCCGCACCCGGGCGACACCGCCAAGGGCCTTGTCGCGAACACGCCGGATCGCACCATGACCCCGACGAACTGGTCCTTTGGCCAGCTTGCGAACCTTGCCAGTGCCCCGGCGTCCTACCTGAAGCGCCTTCCCGCGCCGATGGTTGCCGACTGCGTGAACTACGGCCTCCGCTTCCTGCGTGATGCCGAGGACGTGGGCCTGCTGGCCTGTCAGGGCGCGAACGGCGAGATGGACGAACTCCGGGCCGCTACCGGGCCGCGCTATGGCCGCATCTGGAACGAAGAGATCGTCGGCGCGCTGATGCAGAAGTTCGGCGACGGCCGCACCGGCGATTTCCGCGTGCCCGGCGAGTTCGGCAAGAAGGTTCCGATCACCAAGGACAACACGACGATCTACGGCTCCGACCGCGACATCTTCGTGTTCCTCGCCGACGAGGATCGCCGGATCGAGGTCGCCAACCGGCGCAACGGCCAGCCGGGGTCGCTCGCTCGCGGCTTCTTCGTGTGGAACTCCGAGGTCGGGGCGCAGTCCATCGGCGCGGCCTTCTTCCTGTTCGATTACGTCTGCAAGAACCGGATCGTGTGGGGCGTGCAGGAGTTCAAGGAGATCCGCCTGCGGCACACGTCCTCGGCCCCGGATCGCTGGCTGGAAGAAATCACGCCGGTCCTGACGCAGTATGCTCATGCTTCGGCCGAGCCGGTTGCGGAGACTATCCGGGCGGCGCAGGAGAAGAAGGTGGCCGACGACCTTGACGCCTTCCTCGCCAAGCGGTTCACGAAGTCCGAAGCGACTGCGGTCAAGGCGGCGCATGAGCGCGAGGAAGGCCGCCCCATCGAGTCGGTGTGGGATGTCGTCACGGGCGTCACGGCGCACGCCAAGACCCTGCCCTATCAGGACGCCCGCGTGGCGTTCGAGCGGCAGGGCGGCGCGATCCTCGATCTGGTTGCGGCCTGATCGAGGTCTGGGGCGGAAGGCTCAGGACTGAAGCGAAACCCATCGTTCTCTCGGCCCTCCGCCCCCACGCAACTTCAACCCCATGAGGTGATCCATGCCTGCGAAACTGAAACCCTTGCCGCAGATCAGCGTTGCCGATTTCGCCCGCAAGGCAACGGAAGGCGCGAAGAACGCCGAAGACGCGGCCAAGGCGCTGCTGGCGATGGCAAAAGCCGATCCTGACCTCTACCGGAAGATCATGGAGCCTTACGAGTTCTCGGCCTGCCGGGACGCCATTGACCGCCTTCGCCTGAACGAGCGCGCCGCGATCTGGAAAGCCGCGCAAGGAGAAACGAGGTCGAACACAAGCGTTCGGGCGCTCGCTCGTGCCAACACCTACACACTTCTCGACTTCCCGTTGCCTTCCGGCACACGGCTTGGCGATGCGACGGTTTCCGACTTGACGGACGCCATCGGCGTCTATCGGGCACAGGCGAGCGACATGGCCCGCAAGGCGCGGTTCCTCGAACTTGTCTGCGGCAGGCTGAAGGAGGGTCAGCGGGTCTCGGAAGCCCTGACCCCGAAGGAATTGGAGGATGTCCAGAAGGAAGTCCTCTGATTCAGGGGCGGAAGGCTCATCGGGCGTTTGAAACCCAGAACACGAGCAGCCTTCCGCCCCACCTTTCTTCCGATCTCCGCCTGCGGAAACCGCAACACCAGCGAAACTCGGTCATAGATCGAATCTGTGGACGGAGATCAGAGGGAAGGCCATCGCGGAAGCGAAAATCACTGATTCGGCGCCGACCCTCTGCCTCCTGCTACCGCAGCGAAACCCAAGCAACCACCGAGGTAATTCCCATGAACATCCATGCCCCCATCCACGAAGCGCCGGTCTACCATCAAGAGTTTGAGGCCCACCGAGAGGACGAAGATCGGCGCTTCGCGGACCCTGCCGTTGCCGAGATCGTCGAACTCTGGCGGCAACGGCAGGACTTTCACCGTGCGGAGAAGCGCCTGACGCTTCAGATCAAGGCCATCCTTCGCCGCTTCACTGACGGCGACAAGGATGCTGCGGACAAGCTCTACAAGCTCGTTTCTGCCGGTGTCGCCGAACAGGATGTGATGATGGCTGTTCTTCCGCTTCGGGCCGCACAGGACGGCATCCGGCAGTCCCGTGAGGGCATCGAGAAGACCCTGCGCAAGCTCGCGGTCAGACTGCCGATCTATGCCTGCTTCGTCAGGGACGTGAAAGGCTTCGGCGAACTCGGCCTTGCGGCCACGGTCGGCGAGATCGGCGACCTGTCGGCCTACCGGAGCGTGTCGGCGGTCTGGAAGCGCGCGGGTCTCGCCGTCATTGGCGAAGGCCGCCAGCGCAAGGTCGCGGGTGACGCGGCGTTCGAACACGGCTACAGCCCCGTGCGCAGGTCGGTTTTCTGGACGCTGGCGGACTCGATGCTCAAGTCTCAAGGAAAGGGCGAAGACGCCGGTCCCTATCGGCGCATCTACGACGCTCGCAAAGCCTACGAGCGCCCGCGCGTTCAGTCTGATGCCCACGCCCACAACCGCGCGATGCGGGTCATGTTCAAGGCTCTGCTGAAAGACATGGCCGTCGCGTGGAAAGCCCTCCCCGGCCAAGCTCGCGTCGAAAACCACACCAGTCACGCTGGGGAGGGCAACTGATGTTCTGGATTCTTCACCTCTGCGCTGTGCTGTTCTTCCTGCCTGCGCTGTTCATCACGATCCCGCTGCACATCATCGCGGCGAACCAGAAGAGGCGCTAGAACCGGAGTCCCGAGCCTGCTAGACTCTGCCCACCACAAACGAAAGGAGCGGCCCCATGTTCGTTTTCCGCACGACCGAAGGCATCGTCATCGGTCCCTTCCCTTCCTATGACGCCGCAAAAGCGTGGGCTTCGCGGTCTATCTGGGCCAACCAGATCGACGACATCTATACGGTCCTTCCGCCTCGCGAGGACATGATTGCCGCGCGCAACCAGTATGTTTACCCCGATTTGCGCGCTGCCTGCTGATGTCCTACCCCGTATGGATCGAGATCGTCTGCTGCCGCTGTGCCGCGAACGGTCCCGGATGCTTCAGCTACGCAGGGATACCCCGGCGTGACCTGAAGGCTGCGGCCTTCAACCAAAACTGGAAGCTGATCGAGGACGACGAAGGAGACCCCGACTGGCTGTGCCCGACCTGTGCAAAAGGAGTGATGCACTGATGAACACCGAAGATCTGATCGCCGCTGCCGAAGCTGCGGGGCTGACCCCAGCCAACTTCCGCAAGATGTCCAAGGAGCGCCGCGCCAAGTGGGTCGAGGCCCGCCGTGCGGAACTGATCGAGGCTCTGCCCAAGGCCGCGCCTGAAGCCCCCAAGCCCAGCGCCGAGCCGTCCCGGCAAGTCCGCCGCCAGACGGCACGGCGAGCCGGAAAGATGCCGATTGGCATTTCGGCGCTCAAGTGGCACCGGATCAAGAACTTCGCACGGATCGGGCGCGGCAGGAAAAACATGAAGGCGATGGCCGCATCCGTGCAGAAGGAGATGGGCTGATGGGTAACGCATTGACGAGGATCGAGCGTCCCATGAACCCCGACCTCGACTACATCCTCGGCCTTCCGTTCGGGGTCCACGATCATGGCTTCGTTCGTCTGATCGACTACATGGGCGGGGACGCCAGTATCGTGCAAGCCGCGCGCGTCAGCTATGGTGCCGGGACCAAAACGCGCAACGACGACCGGGGCCTGATCCGCTACCTGCTTCGGCACGATCACACTACGCCGTTCGAGATGTGCGAGATCAAGCTGCACCTGAAGATGCCGATCTTCGTGGCCCGCCAGTGGGTTCGGCATCGCACCGCCAGCATGAACGAAGTCTCGGGCCGCTACTCGGTCATGCCCGAAGAGTTCTACGTCCCGGAACCCGGGGCCGTGCAGGCCCAGAGCACGGCGAACAAACAGGGACGCGGAGATTCGCTGCCCGGCCACATCGTCGAGTGGTTCAGGAACGTGGTGAGCAACGAGGGCAAGCGGGCCTTCGGCGCCTACAAGACGGCCGTCGAAGAGCCGATGGGGATCAGTCGAGAACTGGCCCGGATCAACCTGCCGCTCGGAACCTACACCGAGTTCTACTGGAAGGTGGACCTCCACAACCTTTTCCGGTTCCTGCGGTTGCGGACGGACCCCCACGCGCAGAAGGAGATTCGGGACTACGCCAATGTCGTGTCGATCATCGTGGAGAAGTGGTGCCCTGTTGCGTTCGAGGCTTGGCTGGACTACCAGCGGAACGCGGTCACGCTGAGCGCGCCCGAGCGGGCCATCGTTCGGGCCATGCTGGCGAACCTTACAACTGAAACCCGGAACCTGATGATCGAGAACTCCGGGCTTTCCCGGCGCGAACAGGACGAGCTTCGCGAAAAGCTGATGGTGCCCCGTGCTGACTCCTGACAACCCGCTCGCCCGTGCCCGCCGAGACGGCCGCCCGCTCTACTACCAAGTCGCCGAGGGCGCGGCTGTGCCCTGCTACCTCTGCGAGCGCGCGGGGCTGAAGGTCATTCACCACTATCCGAACGTGTTCGTCAACGACCCGGCGAACAGTCCGGGCGACCACGGCTCGATCTACACCATCTGCACCGGGCACTTGCCGAAGGACGCCGTGATCTACGATCCGGTTTCTCGGCGCTGTAGGGACAAGCGGGGGAGCCATGTCGGCCCCTAGTTGACAGTTCCGAGTTTGTGTGCAACAAAAGAATCGAGCCGAGGAAGGCTCAATGGCGCCCCCGAAAGGTTCTTGCCCCAACTTGGGCCTTCCGGGGGCGCGTCATAAACAGGAGTTCCCATGAGCGCCCTCAAGGATCAAGTCGGCGGAAGCCACTACAAGGTCATGGCAATCGAACCCATCGAGTTTTCGATGCGGAATGGCTATGACGCCTGCATCCACTCTATCATCAAGTATGTCTCCCGCCATCGCTCGAAGAATGGGCTGGACGACATCAAGAAGGCCCGACACTTCGTTCGTATCAGGCACGAGTTTCTGTGCAGCGGCAAGGCGGGCTTGGGCACTCCTTCGCAAGAAATTGCGCCCGAGTTCTACTCGGCGCAAAACGGCCTCGGAGTCATGGAGTCGGCCATCATCTTTCTGGCCCACGCTTGGGCGTTGCAGTCGAGCGAGACCAATCCGCAAGCCCGGCTTTCGGACATGATCGACGACCTCCTCGAAAAGATTGCGTTTGATGTCTACTATGTCCCGAGGATGAAGTGCGATGTCTGATTACAGCTATGTTCCCGCCGCTCACGGACACCGGGCGCCGGACGGACGCACCATCGTCGCGTGGCGTATTTTCGACGCCAGCGACACGGCCGAGCCGGTCTATGCTCCCGCGATGCTGAAGCGACCCGGTGGCGCCGAGAAGGACTACTCCGGGCTGGAAATCCTACGCACCGACCGAGGCTTCAAGAAGCAGAGCTTCTGGCGGTTCAAGGATTCGCTGCACGACTTCCTGTTCACGCTGCCGCCCGATACGGACGTGCCGAACGACGAGCGCGTGAGCCGAGTCCCCCGAAGCGTCTATGAGAAGCTCAAGAAGGAGATCCCCGTGGTCCCCGCCGACCGGCTGTTCGACAAGTCTACTTCGTCCGGGACTCCTGTTTTGCCCTCGGACGACGATGACGAAGATGACGGCGCGGACATGATCTGAAGGAGTTCTCGATATGGCGAAGAAGAAGAATCACGACGATGACGACGACCTGATCGGCAAGGTAGGAGACAACTCCGGGGACGTTGCTACGGAAGAACTTCGGCAGCTTGTTGAACGCTGGGAATCGCTGGAAAGCGACAAGAAGGCGGCTTCGGCCGAACAGAAGGACGTGATGGCCGAAGCCAAGGCCCGAGGCTACGACACCAAGGCCCTGCGGAAGCTGCTCGCCGAACGGAAGCGCGACCCCGACGAAGTTGAGGAAGAGCGCGCCGTTCTGGACCTCTACCGCGCCGCCCTCGGGATGGCCTGAGATGAGCGCCCCCGAGCGCCTCCCTTCCCTCGACGACTTGATCGAAACAGGCGCAATCGACATCCGAGTCTGGGCTATCGAGTGGTCCCCGCCGCTCGGCCCCCGAGGCATCGACCACGGTCACAAGCCGGTCAAGTGGAAATGCTGCATCACGCCGACGAACGCGACAAGGCCGATGTTCGTTGCGATCCGCAAAACCGCAACGGAGGCCGACCGCGATTGCCGCCTCGCGTTCTACCAGCACTTCGCCAAGAACCCGAGCCGGTTCCCGCCCCCCAAGACGCCCCCCGACTTCCCCTCGGTCGCGCCCGCCCCCGATGACGACGATGGAATGGACATGATATGACCCCCACCATTCATGCCGGAGACGCACGAGACGTTCTCAAGCGCCTGATCCGGTGCGGCGTGCTTTTCGACAGCATCGTGACCGACCCGCCCTATGGTCTTGTATCGGTCCAGAAGCGGTTCGGAAGCCCGACTGCCGCCCCGGCCCGGACTGAGGGAAACGATGGCAGCTTCGCCCGCCTTTCCGGGGGTTTCATGGGCCAGTCGTGGGATGCGACCGGCATCGAGCGCGATCCCGAGTTCTGGAACCTCTGCCTGCAAGCCCTGAAGCCCGGAGGCTTCTGCTTTGCCTTCAGCGGCTCGCGCACCGGCCACTGGCAAGCCTGTGCGATGGAACAGGCCGGGTTCATCATGCACCCCATGCACGGCTGGGTCTACGGCAGCGGGTTCCCGAAGGCTCACAACGCAGCGCGCGCCGTTGCCAAGTTGGACTCGGAAGCGGCCGAAAAATGGAGCGGCTGGGCCTATGGCACGCAGACCCAGAAACCCGCGCTGGAACCGATTTACCTCGCACAGAGGCCGTTCAGCACGAAAACCGGGGCAGAGAACCTGCTGAAACACGGAGTCGGCGCGGTCAACATCGACGGGTGTCGCGTGCCCATGCCAGAGGGAGAGGTCGTCCACGTCGCGCTGAGCGATCCCACGAAGCGAGGGCAGGGCGCCGGGGAATACTGCCTGAGCGGTCGGGAGATCGACACCATGCACGCCGCCCAGCGGGCCAGCGTCGAGCGAACGAACACGCTGGGCCGCTACCCGGCGAACCTGCTGCATGACGGGTCCGCAGAGGTCGAGGCCCTGTTCCCGAACTCGAACGGCAGCGGCCCGGCTCGGACGCTGAATCGCGGCAAGAGAACGGCCGAGGGCGGATGGGGCATGAATAGCAAGGCCGAAGGGGGCGCGGACCTTCCTGACGCAGGCAAAGGGAGCGCGGCTCGGTTTTTCTACTCGGCTGCCTACGACGATCTCGATGTTCCTGCTCTGTTCTACCACTCCAAGGCGAACAAGCAGGACCGTGGCGGCTCGAAGCATCCAACGGTCAAGCCGGTCGGACTGATCCGCTACCTCGTGCGGCACATCACGCCGCCCGGCGGCCGTGTTCTCGATCCTTTTGCCGGAACAGGAACGACCGCTCTGGCCGCAGGTCTGGAAGGCATGAGGTGCGACCTGATCGAGGCTCACCCGCCCTACGTCGAGTTCCTTCGTGATCGGTTCGGAGTCGAGGACGGGGAGGAACTGATTTGACCCGCCCTGTCCCGAGCGCGCTGGAAGCATATCTGGACGCCCTCGGCGTTCGTCGCACCCCTGACTACCGGAAACCCGAGAAGGCCGCTCCTGCGAAGTCCTACGAAGTCTGGCGGCCATCCTATCCGGGGGAGGAACCGCCGTTCTAGTCGGAGGCGTCCGGCGCCGTGACCGTGAACACGTTGCTGAGCACCGAGAGTTGCTTCTGAGGCCACCCGTCCCGGTGGAGGTCGTAGCTGATCCGAAGGCGGTAGGTTCCCGGGCCGACAGCGCACGGTCTGCCCACCAACCAGTCGAAAGACACCGTTTTTTCCGGGATCACGTCCTCGACCGTGTATTCGTTGACTTCGGCACCAGAACATTCGGTGAACATCAGGCCGTCAATATCGCGCCGCTGAACCTCTGCCAGCTTGAAGCCCCGAAAGCCCTCGAAGACCATCCTGTCATAGATGACCGGAGGGTTCTGTCCGACCGTGTGATCGGGAACGAAGACCTCGTTCACTCTGAACCATTTCGTTGCGGGAACGGAATCGCGTCTCTGCTCGTGGGCGAACGTGACGATCTGGATTGTCGCGGACGCAAGGAAAACGGCGACCGCAATCTCGGCCGTTCTGATCCTGATACGGTCCCAGCGGCTCTGGCGCCCCGTTACGGGCTGGCTACGTTTCTGATCCATTCTACGACCGCTCCTTGGCTGGCCCACCAGAGAGCCAGAAGGCCCCCGACCAGAAGGCCGATGTTCCTCAAAGACTGCAAGATGTGTCCGAATCCGATGAAGCGCCCATACCAGTTCAAGGCATCTTGAGCGAGCTTGGATTCAGCCGGAGTGAGGGCAATGATATGCCCGGTCTCGACCATCCGACGAAGATGGTCGAGAGTCTTGCGCTCATCGTCGTTAAGCCTGCTGGTATCGCCGCTACCCCAGAGCATCTCCGCCTCCGTCCAGAACCTCAGATACAGGAACCGGACGAAGGGGTGAACCCCCGTCGCTGCGTCCGCACAATGAAGAGATACAACCTTGGGACGAGTGTCAACGGCCCAGATGCTTGCCGGACTGATGGTCGCGGAGACGGATCTCCTGAAGTCGCCCGTTCGCCCAGAATGAGTAGGCTCCGACCGCGAGAAGCACGAGGCTTGCGTCGATGCCTACGCTTTCGGCGATAGGCTGGATGATGTGCTTCAGCCCTTCGAGAGCATCGGACTCGGCCAGCACGCCGTTCAGAATCTCGACCACTGCACCGAAGACCCCGCCCGCCGCAACGACCGCACCGACCCTCTTCGCGGCATCCGTGACGGCGATGGTTTCGGACCCGGCCGCCCGGAGATCTTCCACGGTCGCTTCCGCGCGCGTCGGACTGACCGCCCTGTTCCTGCCGACCGCAAGGGCCTTCAGGAAGTCATCGTCGATCTGCGCGACGGTAGGCAGCCCGTTGTCGGCCCGAAACGCCAGAACGGCCGCTCGGGTCCGCGTTCCCCACGCCCCGTCTGCCCGACCGACCTCGGGGTAGCCAAGCTCGGCCAGTTTCCGCTGCACGTTCCGAAGCTGCTCGGCGTCAACCGGCGACGGGTTCTCGGGGTCGGGAGCATCCGGCGCCCACGCGACATCGGCGATCCGGGACCACTTGGTGTAGGCTTGGGCGAGCTTGGTGTGGTAGCCGTTCCGGGCGTAACCCGGCCCGTTGTAGATGCGGGCAAAGGTAGCCCAGCGTCCGGCGCGAATGTCGTCCGCAAGGTCATGGGCGAGGATGAACCGCACCATGCCCTCGATATGGGCTTCGGCGCTGTCCATGAACGCCTTGACCATTTGCTGAACGGTCTGGAACCCGATCATCACATGGTTCTCGCCGAGGATTTGGGCCGCACCCCACGACGCCGACTTCAACGCAGCCGTTTCGTCGATCAGCATGGCCTGCTTGAGTCTGGGGTAGCTGTCCGCAGGATAGTTCCCGGGCTTCCACGAGCGGTAGGCAAGCCCCTGCTCGACCGCCGTTGCCTGCTTGACGGGCTGATCCTGAAGCTGCCGGAAGAACACATGCGGCTCGAAGAGCATGGCCGGTCTGTTCTGCTTGTCGAACGACCGACCTGCGGCCTCGACCTCGATCACGGCCCGCATGTGATCCTCGCTCACACGGATTCGGAACGCCAGCTTGGCGATGTCGACTGCTTCGAGCGGCTTGGCAAGGCCGATGAAGTTGTTGAAAGCGGGGTCCATGTTGCGTCCTGTCAGTAGCCGGTGTAGCGGTGAAGGATGATCGTAGCGGACTCGCCCTCAGCGATCTCGGCGTATGGGGGTAGTGCAACCCAGCCATCCGGCAGAGACCATACCTCGACAGAGTCGTCGCAGCAACCTCCGGGCTGTCCTCCGGGCGTTGCGTCGTATCGAAGGCTGACCGGACCCGCCGATGTCTCGACCACGAGGTCATAGAATCGGGAGTAAGTCATGTCGTTTTCGATCACGATGATGATTCGGTCTCCCTCGTCGGAGACGGAAAACGTCTGAGCGAAAGCAGGGGCACCACACAACAGGACTGCCAGAGACGCGGCCAAGGCGGAAGCTCGGAGCATGGAGAACGTCCTGTCAGGTGGAAGGTGGAACGTAGGCTTCGGGGCCGATAGTGACTTCCTTTTCGATCTCGATCCGAAAAGTGCGAGTCGCCTCCACTCGGTCTGCGAATGTGAATACCACATCCCACACCGCCGGGCCAAGCGGCCAGTTCGCCTGCGACGAATGACTCGCCGCTACGCGGTAGCGGCCTTCTTCGGCGTCGATAACCTGCACCGTGAGGTCTGCTCGCGTTCCGTCTGTCCAGACCATCGCGGCGTTCAGGTTCGCGTTCGTCAGATCGACCGGCGTGACGCCGGACACAAGTTGCCCTTCCTTCCTGAAAGTCGTCCCGCGCTTGTGCTTGAGCGTGTTCATGTCGTCCTCTTGATCAGGCGGCCGGTTCGGAGCGGAAGCCCGCGTCGAGTGTAGCGAGGTCGGCGGTCGTCCACGCAAGGCCAGTGGCGGGGTTGGTAGTCAGAACCTCGCGCCAGATGTTGTAGGGGTGTGCCGGGCCGCCGGGGGCGATGGGGCTGGCCGACAGATAGTCCGTCCCGCCGATCCGCATGAGGCGCGAGGCGCGGGCGGGGTGAACCTGCGCCATGCGCGCCACAGGCATGACCGCTTCGATATTCCCGGCGGGCGCAGCCGTGTGGACGCGGGTCTGCCGAAGCCCGGCGCTCAATGCCGTGATCCCGGTCGTGGTGTCGAAGTCATCGACGTTGCCCGGCGTTCCCGACCACTCGGCATAGTGTCCGGGGCTGGACGGGCGCAGCGTGGCGACCCGCTTGCCGATGGTGCTCGACGTGGCGAGGATCACTTCCGAAACGAAGATGTTGTTGGAGCCGGAAGTCCGTCTTCCGAGGCCGTTCGCTATCCTCGCTTCTATCCATCGCGTAGACGATCCTGCCGCTTGGGTCACAGAAGAAACGGAAACTTCGTTAACGTAAAAAGTCGCCGTCATGTTAGAACCCGACCTGTTGGCATGAAAGTCGAAAGTATAGGTCGTGTTGGCAGCCGCAGGCCAATAAGAGCCGTTATTGGTCGAAGTGCCTTTTGCCACCGCTCGATATTCGTAGTTAGCAGTCGCAATATTTTTGAGCACCGACCAAGTATTAGTGTTAACGTTGTTGTCCAGAACCTCAAAGATGGGCACACTGCCCGCGTTAGAAGATTCAGTAGCCCTCATGCGGCAATGTATCCACAGATTGGGGAAATCAGCTTGCAACAGATCGAGCATGAAAACGAGGCTTTGCAATCCGGCCTGCGGAAACTCGATATGCGCATCAGTATACGCCGCGTCCCGACCAACCGTGGACGTGGAATGATAGGAAGTAGCCCCGAGAAGATGGGCGAAGTTTCCGGCAAAAAGGATCGACATGGCTTTCTCCGCTACCTTTAGGGCGAGTAGATGACGTTGATCGCAGCTTCGGTGACGCCTTCACTATACGTGATGACGTTGATCGCAGCTTCGGTGACGCCTTCACTATACGTGATGATGTTTAGGCCCTGCTCGCTCAGGAACAGTTCGTAGTTCAGCGGCGGCCCGTTGTCGATCCGCCTGCTCGACAATATCGCCATGAGCGTCGGTATGGTCATGCGAGGTCGCCCACAAGGATGTAGCTGTTCGTCCCTACCGGGATGATCGACGCCGAAGAATACCTTACCCGAAGCGCCACGTTACCGTCTGCCGAGTTGAGAGTCACGCCGCCTCCTGCGGTGACAGTAACAGTCCCGGTGCCCTGCCGAACGATCAGCACGGGAGAGGTCCGCGTGAGACCCGAAGGTATGTTCAACGCGACCGCGCTGCCAGAATCCACCAGAAGGGTCTTGCCGCCCGAAAAGTCGGTGTTCGTGAGGTCTCGGGATGCGCCGACCGAAAATGTCGTGATGTCCTCGACCCACTCGACCCCATCTGCGGCGGGGTTGACTCGAAGAACCTTGCCTGCGTTCGAGGTGGTCGCAGGCAAGGCCGAAGGCGCGTCCACGAACTCCAAGGCTGTCCCGCCCGAGTTCACCGCCACGAGCTTGCCGCCTTGCCCGCTGTAGCTTCCGGGCGTGTCGGTGAGGTCGAGGAAGTCGTCGATCCCGGCGTTGAGGTTGAAGAACTCAAGGCCGTCTTCGGTCGAGTTGACAACAACCGAAAACCCAGCACGTCCGTCATAGTCCCCGGAAACATCGGCAAGGTCGAGAAAGTTCGACACGAGGGCGGTCGGGTCGGCAACCCACTCGCCACCTATGAACGACAGGTATTCCCCGGTATCGAGGTCATAGGCCCGATAGCCCTCTTGTGGCGCAAAGTATTCCCACGCCCCATCTATCCGGGCGACAAGCTGATTCTGCTCAGGCCCGGTCCCCGTGAAGATGTGCAGATCGCCGTCCGAGGGAGACCCGGGAAGGACGCTCACGCGAGACAAGACCCGAGATTGAACGAAGATCGACAGGAGGTCGATGGCGGCGTTCATGTCTCCGCCCCAGCCATCCTCGCCATCTGCCCACCGGCCGACCAGTCCGAGATTAGGAAGCGTTGTCGGCATCTGCGGCCCCCTCCTGCGACGGCGCGTCAAACGGCGGCAGTTCCACCGGCCCATCGGCTGTCAGATCGAGCGAGGCGGGGAACCGCGTCTCTGGCGGAGCGTTCGGCCCGTGCGGCAGCACAAGCGTCAGGTGCAGCCTGCCGTCGATCCGCGTGACCGGGCCAGCGAACCACGGGCTGTCGATGGTCTCATCGGGCAGCACGTCGCCATCGGCCAGCGGGCCAAAGTCGAAGTCCACGCCGTCGATGACAAGGACATCGCCGTAACGCGCGAGGCTTACAGGCACGTCGCGGCGCTGCGGGGTCAGGTCGATGCGCATGGATGTCTCCTCAGAACCAGCGTCCGGTGGCGGTGAGCGCAACGCTGCGCGTGGCGGCAGTCTGCGTGGCAAAGGCAGTCACGGCCCAATCGGCTCCGGTGGTGGTCGGGGTGTTCGCCACGATCCCGCCCGCAGCCGTGAGGTTCTCAACGGCAACCCTGACGGCGGGGACGGCGGCAAAGGCCGAGGGATAAGTCCACGCCTGCGCGGTCGACCGGAAGCCGCCGAGGAACGCCGTGTCGATGGCAAGGCTGACCGAAACCCGCCGGGTGCAGATGAGCGTGCCGTCCGCAAACCGCACGAACTCGCCGTTCGCGTTGCTGCCGCGCTCGATGACCGCCCCAGTCGGCACGCCGCCGGATTCGCTGACGGTGCCGAGGATCGTCTGCGTCGTGTAGACGAGACGCCACGGCAGCCAAGTCCCGCCGGACTTGCGCCGGAACCGCAGGTCGCCGGTCGTGCTGTTCAGGCCGTTGAAGGCGATCTGGATGGCGTTGTTCGCCGAGGCGTTGATATGGACCATGTGCCAGTTGACCGCCGCCGTCGGCAGGCCCAGCGTGCTGTTCGTCGTGGTCCGGTAGAACCCCGTCGCGGTGATCGCGTCCCAGTCGGTGTTGTTCAGGATCGCGTCGATGCCCAGCCCCATCCATCCCGGCGTCAGGAGCCGCCCTGCGGTCGTGTCGGTGGTGCTCGTGACTACAGTGGCCGTTGCCGCTGTGCCAAGCCCCAGCGTGGCGCGCTGGGCTGTGGCATCGGCGTCGTCCACCAGCGCACGCCCGGCAGCGGTAAACAGGGTCAGGGCAGCGGTCCCCGATCCGGTGAAGTAGGGGAGTTGGTTCGCCGCCGAAGTCAGTCCCGCGATGGCCTGAAGCTCTGCGTCCTGTGCCTGCACGTCCGTCCCGATGACCAGCCCCAGCGCGGCGCGCGCTGTGCCGGGATCTCCATCCGAACCGAGGAGGCCCGTAAGGTAGTCGTGCAGGGCGTCCAAGGCTTGTCTGAACGCGAACTTGGTCTTGGGAACTCCGGTAATGTTCCCCTTGGGAGGAATCGCAGGCATCAGAAGAACCTTTCGTCGTCGTCGCCCACATACCACAGCGGGTCGTCGTCGTCACCACTTGTCCAGAGCGAACCCGACCCCCAGCGGTTGCCCCAATCATAACTCCACCCGGAAAGTTCGCCAAGCTGAACATAGCGGCGCGAGAACTGAAACGAGATCAACGCCCCGCGCTTGCCGTAGACTTCTATCCAAGCCGCGCCGGGCGTGCCGATGTCAGCTTTCGGGACGGTGTAGCTCGTGCCCGATATGTCGTCGTAGGTCTCGATAACTGCGCCGCCGAGCGAACGCAAGATGATCCGTGTCGTCTGCCCGGCTTCTGGCGTGACGGTTCCCGCCCCCCACGAGGGCGGGAACAGAACGTCCTCGGTCAGACGGTTGCGGTTAGACCAAGTAACTTCAATGTCGGGATACGGCCCGGAGGGATAGATCGCGCTGCCGAAACCGAGGTTGTTGATCTGCACGTTCGCTGGCCGGAACGGAAGCTCGTGTCTCATCCTGACGTTATGCAGGACTGACGGGGCGACAGAGATGGGCAAGCGGCCGATTCTTGTCCGGGGCAGGATACGAAAGTCCTGATTGCCTTCGCCGAACTCGGCGTCCACCACGAACTCACGACCGTCCGGGTAATGCCAGAGAGGAGTCCCGGACGGCCATGCCTTCGGCACGGTATCGAACATGCCGCGCGCGGCGGTCCAAGCCTGCGCCATCGGGTCGAACGAAACAAGAACAAGAACCTCCCCGGAAAGGTCGTTGCTTCCGAGCATGAGGCGAGTCCCGGGCTGGATGAAGCCCGAACCGAGCGCGTCGATCCACGCTCGGGGGATCAGCGAAGTGTCCTCTTCCGCCAGAGGGGAGGACGTGAACAGCCTGCGGCGCGCGCCGTGCTGCGCCACGAGGCCGTAACTGGTCGTCGTGGGGATTCGCCGCCACGTCTGGATGTCGGTGACAGGCAGGCTTTCAGGGTCGGCCATGACTGCAAGCCGGATCACCCCGGCTTCATCGACCTCGGCCGGGTTTTCTCCGAACCGCATGAGTTCGGGCATCGGAACGGACGTGAACTGCACCGCGCTGACGGGGACAGGCGCAACCCGGTCGTCCTGCCATAGCGGCGGCTGCGGCTCGGTGAAAGAGATCTCCGCGACCGAGAAGATGTCCTCGACCACGGTCAGCTTGATCTTCCGGTCGCCCTTCTTGCCGTAGTCTACGGCCATGATGCGAACGACAATCTGCTCGATGGATTCGTCCGGCCATTCCAGTCTGCGCAAATCGCCCGGCTCGATCTGCCATTCCGAACGGTCGACTTCGACGGTTGCGGTCCACAGGGGAGTGCCCGCCTCGATCACATCACGGTTTGCCAAGACCTGCGCAAGTCGGGGATTTCGGACGCCGTAGTAATTTCGGGTCTCGGCCGCCGTGCCGCCTTGGATCGCCTTGTTGGCGAGGTTGTGCGCGGTTACGGTCGCGGCCTCTTCGGTGTCCGGGTCCGTGTAGCTGACGGTGATCTCGTTCACGGTCTCGCCCCAGCGACGGCGCTTTGCGTTCCGCACGACGCAGTTTTCGGGAGTCAGCCAAGGGAGCGAGGAGATCGTATAGTCGTTCCGAAGCGGGACGAGTTTCCACTTTCCGGTAACGGGACTCTGGAAAAGGACCGCCTTGACGTGATCCAGCACCTCCTGAACGAAGGACTCGATGGTGTCCTGCCTGTTCCACATCATCGACAGGCCAAGCCGCTCTTCGTAGAAAGTGTCGGCCGCCGCCAGAAAGGACGGAACGTCGATGAAGTCGTTCGTTTCGCCCTTGCCCCATTCGGGGTTTGTCAGGCACTCGTAAATTATGTGAGCCGGATTGGCGTCCGGCATCGCCTGAAGCGTTCCATCGACGCTACAATGCTCATAGGCAAATTGATCTCGCGTTATCGTGGACTGCGCAGAATCAACCCGCCACCCAACCCAAACCGGAAACGTGCGGACCACCGTTCCCCACAGTCGAATGTATTTCACGTTCGACGGGATTGCGGCCGATACCGTGATGGTTCCTTCCCCCGTTATGTTTACGGTCTTGGCTTCAAACAGGACTCGCTGCCCGAGGATTTGCTGACCGGCTGAATTGATACCGCCGCTGTAGCCTTCCAGATACGCCGCGAGAACGCCTCTCTTGAGGCCGGTATAAGGGCCACCGTAGATCAGGCTTGCCGTGAACGTAAAAGAAACAGCGGTCATTCTCCCGATCAATTCGCCGTCCAGTTGAACCGGCTCGTTCTCTTCCTGATCGCCGTTCGGCGCAGGAACGTATCCTCGTGCCGAAAGAACAATCTCGCAGTCCTCCACAGTAGGCTCCTCGGCGCCAGCGGGGCCGAAGAACCACGCCCCGTCCGTATTGTCCTCGGGCTGGGGGCCGGACATGACGGAATTGCTGCTGTGGAATCTCGGCCCGGTTCGCTGCGTGACGATGGTCGGAACCGGCCCGGGTTCGGACAAAGACCCGACAGGGATCAGGCTTCCGTTCCAGTCGCCGTCCTCAAGGCCATCGGGCGGCGTCAGGCCCAGCGGCCAGATGAACGCCTTGGCCGCCGAGAGCGACTTCGGGACAGACGTGATGCTCGCCTTCATGGCGGGCAGGTAGTAGTTGTTGGTGGCCCATTGAAACCCCGTGCCGTTGTAGCCCCGGAAGAACAGATGGGCGAGGCCCCGGTATCCCGGGAATGTCGAAGGCGTCAGGCCCTCGCGAGAAGCAAGTTCGCTAGAAGCGACCTGATCGGCGTCCCCCATGTAGGCTTCAAGCACTCCACGAACGCCGCCTTCCTTGCCATCGCCCCCGAAAAGTTCGGGAAGCTCGATGCACACGTTCCGACGAGCGCGGATCGCGCCACAGAAGATCGGTTTGTCCTTGACCCACACCTGATTGATCGAGTCGACCGGGCCATGACACAGCCCATAGTCCAGAGAATAGAGGTAGTCATAGACCTTGGCCTCTTCACCTTTGGACATGACCTTCCTCCTTCTCGGCGACTTCGATCATGCGCTGAATCTGCGCGTCGTCGATGTGGCGAACCTCGTCCGCAGGTATGCCGGAAGACGCGAAGCGCCGCCAGTCCAGACCAAGCGCCTTGGCCTTGGCCCGAGCGCCCCGGACGCAGAAGCCCGCCGCGCCGATGTGGTGGAGGCGAACGAGGGTCATTTCTTGCCGCGCCGTGCAGGACGATGGACGCTCTGCTTGTCCCACGCCCCGATGAGGTTCGCGCCCTTCTGCGTGACCGTCCCGAAGATGACCGGAATCGGTCTTCCGGCCTCCGATGTCGGCTCCTGCAAGTCCTCGGTCGAGGGCGGCTGCTCGACCTTCGGCTTGGGCATGAGGAGGTAGGCGAGGATGTTGAGGGCCACGCCGACGACAAGCTGGAAGAGGAAATTGAGAGCCATGTCAGTCGAAGGGGTTCTTGTTCACGGGGTTGAACTTGGGGATGTAGGGATGCCCGCCGTAGTTCACGATGTTGTTGTGGAGTCTTCCGCACGCTTCCAGCGTCCGGGGGCAGCCTAACGACACTTCGACTTCATCACTAGCCGAAAGTGCGCCGGTCGGTCCAGTCGTCGTGACGGTCAGGCCGTCAAGGCTGACGTTCAGGATCATCCGGTATTCCGGCCCCGAGGCGCCTTGCCATTGCAGGAGGCCGCCGAAGTAGTCGCTGATTTCGGTGTCTTCGATACGCCAGCCATCCTCGAACGTGATCTGGTTGCCGCCGGTGGACACAACGACCGCAGTCGTCGTCGCGGCCTCCTTGTCGGCGGCGCAGCGCGAACCGTAGAGGGTCAGGGGGCACGAATACTGCCAGTGGCGGGACAGCCCCGGCCGCTGCATGGAAGATCCGGCTGAAAGGCCCACGAGCTTGACGTTTCGGTTGCCTTGCCCAACACGCTCGACGATCCGACCCGTCCATGCGACCGGCAATACGGCGTCGGTGACGGCTTCGGCAAACGGGTCCGACGCTCGAACGGCGTGACCGGAGCGAATGACGAGCGTGATGACGAAGCTGGTCGGGTAGAGCGACATCAACTGCGCGACTGGATTGTCCTCGGCGACAGCGACCTCGAACTCCTTGTCGGTGAGCGCGCCGGTAGATTCGATGTTGGCGTGCGTGATCGGCACCGGAAGGTAGGTCAGGCCGTCATAGACGATGGACTGGTCTGCATCGGTGAAAGCGTGAACGGCTTCCGCGTCAGGCCCGTAGCGGAACAGGTAGAGAAAGATCGGTGCCCCGAGGGATCGGCTGGTCTCGCGCGCCGAAAAGCTAGGCATCGTAGTCCTCCATCTCGGCGAGCGTCGTCGTTACCATCGTGATCGTTGCTTCTGCGACGAGCGGCGTCAGCCATGCGACCGTCAGCGTGTCGGAAGCGAACCGCATGGGCAAAAGCCATTCGATTCTGGCCTCGGACACAGACCTGATCCAGTTCGTTGCGCAGAGGACTTCGACACGGTTGCTGTTCGCACCGACCGCTTGGACTTCGTTGAATTGCCGCTCGCCCGTAGGCCAGCGGGCCACGACAAACCCGTGCGTCGGGGAACCGTCGAAGAGCGCCTGCCCCGTGTTCCGGGCTGAGAAGCCGTTCGACAGGAGCGGCTGCACGTCCCGGAAGTCCTCCGAGTGCGAAGGCATCCAGAACGGTGTGCGCTGCCCGTAAAGCACGCGGAAGAAGGTGCAGAACCGTTCAGTGTCCGAAGGAGAACGAAACGTGAACTTCATCCGGTAGCCGATAGTGCTGAAGTCGTGGCGCTCGAACGTCCGGGTCCGGCCGAATCCGAGGTCAACGGTGTCGCGCTCGCGCTCCGTTGTGATCTGCATGGCGTCCTGCCAGTTCGGCTTTCGCATGAGAACAACAAGAGAACGAAAATCCGCGTAGTCGATGCTGGACGGCCCGGGCCACCATGCAGGGAGGTCGGGGCCGGGAGGCGTGCCCAGCGGGTAGAAAGGATCGACGATGTTGCCCGGCTCAAGCTCGATCCTCACATCGCCCTGCCACAAGCCCGGAACAGGTGCCCGCATAGAGAGCGAGTTGGGCACTCGGCCCGGAAGGGCTTGCAGGACTTTCTCTGCGGGGCCGTGGGCGCCTTGGAGCGGGTCGGCTAGGGTCAGGACCGTCCCGGCCACAGAGGCGATCCTGACGGCCTCCTGCGCGGCCCCGTCGATCCACAGGTAAGCTCCCGGCAGCACCCAAGCCGGGACGGGAGTCGGCAGAACGACCTCGGTAGGCGAGTTCACCGCTTCCAGTGTCGTCGCTCGCCAAGGCAGGGGCACGAACATGACCTCGCTCTGGGCGTGCATGAGATCGGTCTGGAATCGCTGACGCCGATCCGCCCAATCCAAGAGGTTGACCGAAACCGCCATGCGAGGGACATCCCTCTCAGCCGCCCGCTGCTGGCGCCCCGAGCGCGCCGTGACGATGGCGGTCCTGAAGGCATACTCGACGGTAATCGGCCTGCTCCACTCGTGGGGGACACCGAGGGACGCGCCGTAGAGGGGCTTAACCAAGCGCATGTCAGCCTCCGAGGATCGAGCGCAGGGAAGTCCGGTTCGCGCGGAACCAGTTCATTACGACCTCCGACCCGTCCTCGTCCTCGAACATGGCCGAAGCGACCTCACCGCCCGAGACCTTGTTGACGATCTTCAGGGGCCGAGTCGTGCCTCCCCCGCTGTTGCCCATGGCCCCGCCGTTCAGCACGTTCCGAGGGTCGTCGCGGGACAGTATCTCTTCGCCGCGCTGGGCGATGACGGGAACCTCGCCCGGAGAGAGGCCGGGGAAACCGCCAGAATGGAACCGCGCGGCCCCGGCAAAGACGGCCGGGCTGACACGCCGGACGCCTGTGCCCGCCCGCTTGGACCCGACGACGCCGCCCGAGTGCGCCACGCCTATCCCGAACAAGCCGCCGAGCTTGGTGCCTTGCAGGGCGTTCAGGATCGCCTGCCGGATAATCATCTGGGCGATCTCGCGGAGGAAGTCTGCCGCGAATTGCAGGAAGGCGTCCCGCGCCGCCTCACCGATGTCCTTGCCTTCGGCCACGGCCTTCGAGAAAGCGTCGAAGGCATTGGTCAGGCCCCCGACGAAAAGCTCGCCGACCCGCTTCCAGTCGACCCAAGACTGGCGGCCCTCCAAAGAGAACTTCTGCGCCGCGATGCGGGCGTTTTCGAGCTTGGCAATAGCGAGGTCCGCTTCAGTGCCCCCGACCACCTCCCACAGCTTCTTTGCGTTCGAGATGGCCTCGATCATTTCGGCGTTGACTTCGGCGATCTTGGCCGCGAGGGACGCGGCCTTCTCATCGTCACCACCGAGCGCCGCTTCCTGCCTCTGTGCTTCCAACTCTTTGCGGTATTCTAGAAGCGTGTTGACGCGGCGCGTGGCCTCTTCGGCCTTCTCGGTGTCGGTGAGTGCTTCCTTGGCCGCTTTCGCGCGCTGACGTTCCGCCTCGGCCGCGTCGAAAAGAGCACCGGCCTGCCGCTCGATGGTGGCGAGTTCTTCAGCCGTGATGTTCGGGTTTTCGGCGCGAGCCTTGCGCAGCGCGGCCTCGATGGCCGCCTGCCGCTCCAACCCGGCGGCCTTGCGATCCATCTGCTGAAGCTCGAACTCATTGTCCGCGATGGTCGCGGCAGTAGCGGCCTTGCGGCGTGCTTCTTCCTGCGCGGCGCGTTCGGCTTCACGGCGGGCGACTTCCTGCCTTCGCTGGTCTGCCTCGATCAGGGCTTCCACGCCGGTATCCGACCCGAAGAGCGCGGCTTCCTGCGCGCGCCGATTCCGATTGACGCCGTTGTTGTCCGACCCGAGGTCCGCAATGGCGCGGGCGATGTCCTCAATCGAACCGCCGCTCTGGATGACACTGGCAACCCGGCCCGGTAGGGAGCCGTAGTTGTAGGCGATGGAAGTCAGCGCGGCCTGCTGCGCAGGGGTGAAGGTGTCAAAACGAGGCCCAGCCGCCGCGCGAGCGCGGGGCATGAACTCGGTTTCAATCCTGCGAATTAGGTCGCGATTGGCTTCTTCCACCGTGACGCGCGTGTTCGCGTCGACTCGGGTCACGTTGCCATCGAGGTCGGTCTTCGTGTCGGAACCGAAACCGATCCGTAGCGCGTTGACATCCCAATACGGGTCGGTCCTGAACCCCTCGAACCTACGAAGAATAGTGGCCGTTGCCTGAACAGAATCAGTGGCGCCAGAAATGCCGAGCGCAGACAAGGTTGCCCCACCGGCAGCGATTATCGCATCCGTCCGAGCTTGCAGGGCCGCCTGCTCGGCCGCGATACGCATGATGGCGTCTGGAAGCGCCCGAGCCGCTGCGAGGGCGTTCTGAAAGGCGGTCTCGACTTTGCCTATTTTGGCCGCCAGCTTTTCCATTTCGGGCGACAGGGAGGGTGCCAAATCGCGCAAAGCGGCCAGCGCGCTCGTGAAATTGCGAACCGCCGAAACTGTCCGACGCTCAATGGTTTCGGCTGTATCTTCGGCGATGCCGTTGAGCTTTTTAAGCGCGCGCTCGGCTTCTCCGACCTCGCCCGTCATGGCCGTCACGACAGACTCGGCCGTAGAGACTGCCTCGTCAAAACGCACGAGGCGCTTGATTACATCGTTCAGACTCTCGGCATAGGACGTAACGCGATCCGACCCGTCCTTGTGGGCTTTCGCCAGTTCGTCGATCTGCTTGCGAAGATCGCGCGCCGTGATTTCGCTTCTCCGGTAGGACTGGATCAGCTTCTCTGCTTCCGCAAGGAAAGCACGGGCGCCGGGGTCTCCGCCGCGATTCACGGGGCGGGAAGCACTCTTCCTGAAAGAGTTGGCGAGTGCTTCGACCTCACCTTGGACCTTGACAAGCTCGCTGCGAAGGTTCCGCAAGTTCCGTTCAGCTTCGACGACAGTGAGGTCTTCGAGCGCCTTGCGCCAATCGGCCACAGAACCGCTAGTCTCGTCGTAGGCGTTCCGAACGAGGTCGATGATCCGCTTGTGTTCGGTCAGGGCCTCGTTTGCCTGAGTCGCAGAAGTCAGCCAGTAGCCAAGCCCTGCCGCCAGTCCAGCGACCAGAAGGGCGATCCCGGCAGGCCCCGCGAGAAGGGCCAAAGACGCCGCAAGCCCTCTCACGGCGACTGCCGCTGTTCCGGCTGCCGCGCCCGTTGCGACAATCCCACTAGTGGTAGCTACCGACGCGACAGCCGCGTTCTTGAGGGCGCCTGCGAGAACGATAATGGCTGGGGCCAGCTTGAGTCCTATGAAAGCGCCGACCGCCGCGCCGAGAAGCTGGAAGTTATTTACCAAGATCGAGACTGCGTCGACGATGGTCGAAACTGCCGAAGAAACCCGCTCAAGGAAGGTCGTGAACTCGGCCGATTGCAGAAGACCGACGAGGCTGTTGACTAGCTTCTGGAAAGACGCAAGAAACCCAGCTTCGCCGAAAGCCAGAAGGGTTTGGAACGTCGCGTTACGAAGGCGTCCTAGAGCCGTAGTCAGGGTTTCAAGCGCGCTCGGAAGGGCTTTCCCAAAACGCCTGTCCAGTTCATCGGCAAAGTCCGAAAGAGATTCAGCCGTGAGATCCCCGGCCTCGATCATATTGTAGAGTTCGGCGGTCGAAACGCCCACCGCAGCCGCCATGATCTGCACAGCACCGGGGAGTCGGTCGCCAAGCTGCCGTTGTAGTTCTTCCAGAGAAATGCGGTTCTTCGAGACCATCTGCTGAAGGGCAAGAAAAATCCCGCGAAGCTCGTCGTTCGACGCCTTGTTGACGCGCGCAGCCTCGGCCACGGCCAAGAAGATCTTCCGAGTCTTCTCGCCCTCTAGAACCGTCCCCTTCGTGGCGACAGCGAACTTGGTATACTGGTCAGCAAGGTTGCCAAGCTCGATCCCCAATCGGTCGGCGTTGCGGCGAAGGAAGTCGAACTCCCTCGTCGAGGCAGACAGGTCGTTGTCGAACACTACGTTCAAACGGGACTGCGCCGCCTCAAGAGTCTGATAGGCGTTGATGACCTCTTGGAGACCTCGGGCTGCGGCGAACAGGCCCGCATAGGAAGCGACGAGGGCGAGGACTTCCCCGCGCCAACGCTGGGTCAGGCTAAGAGCTTGCCGGGATTCGCCATAGATCAGATTGAGCGCCCGCCGCCACGCCGAACCCGAGGAAGAGGCTTGCTGTTGGGCCTGAGCGGCGGCGCGAACGGCGTTCGAGTAGTCCCGAGTTGCTTCTGCCGTTCGACGATAGGCTGCGAAGGCGCTGCTGATCTCTGCGTTCGTCTGCCGCTGCCTCTGCGCAAGGGCGGCCAAGGATTGTTGCAGGGCGGCATTGGCAGCCTGCATACGCTGCTGGGCCTGCGCGATGCCAGAGACATCGCCTCGCGCTTGCTGAAAGGCTTTTCCAAGCTGACCGAGGGCGTTGCGGTTCTCAAGGTATTCCTGCTTCAGCCCAGCCGCAGTAGCCTTGGCACGCTGGAACGCTTCGGCCATCGCCAAGGTCGGGACGCCGACTGCACCGATCTGTTGCGCCAGTGCGCGGACGGCAGCGGTCGCCTGAAGCCATTCGCGTTTGGCTTCAAGTGTCGCGCGTCGTTGACGTTCGATGTCTTGGCTGAGCGCCCCGAAGCCCGTAGCGGTCAGCGTGCCGAGTTCGGCGGCAGTCTGCCGGGCGGCGACTCCGATCTGCGAAAGCTCCGACTCGGCCCGATTAAGCTGGTTTGTCTGAGCCGCCAAGACGGTCGTAGTGCGTTCCACCGCGTCGGATACCCTACGCTGTTCTTGGGATGCAGCACGAGTCTCTGTCTTGAGCTTGGCGTAGTTGCGGCCGATGGCGTCCACGGCACGGGACGACGCCTGCACTTTGGCGTTCGAGGCGTCGAGCCGACCTTGCAGTTTCCCAAGCTCTGCGCTCGTGGACGCGATCTCGACCTGCGTGGTATCATGCGCCGCCCGAAGCGCGCCGAGCTTGGCCGTTTGGGTGTCGAGAGACCGCTGCGCCGCCGCCAGCGCATTTTGCATCGTTTTCGTGGGATCGGCGACCTTGGCGATTTCCTCGCCGAGACGCTGATACCGCTCCTGCGCCTTCTGGACGCGATCCGTCTGACGCGCGATGGCGTCGGTCTGGCGCCCGAGGGACCGTTGCAGCCCGTCGAGCTTGGAAGCCGTATTGGCGACCTCTGCCGTCAGCGCCCCTTGATTTGCCTTGGCTTGGGCGAGCGCCTGCTGCTTGCGGCGCAGCGCGGTTTCCGCACCTGCGAGCTTTTGGGCGTAGCGTTCGGTGATGGCCCCGGCACGGTCTAAAGCGCGACTCTGCTGCGCCAGTTCAGTTTCCAGACCAGTGACGGACGCCTTGAGGCGGTTGACCGAGTTGGTGGCGTCCGAAAGCTGCTTGGAGACGACCTCGGCCGCCTGCATCCCCTTGAGGGCACGATCCAGTGTTGCGAACGCGGAGCCGAGCGAAGTCAGAGCCGTCTCGTTCTTCTTGGCAGAAGACGTGCTGCGATCCTGCGCCTCGTTGAACTCCTTGAGCGCCTTCGTGATCGTGTCGACGACGCGAGCCGCTTCATCCTTGGCCCGAATTACGAGGTCTACGTCGCGCCGCGCCATGTCATCCCTCTATCAAGGAGGGTCCACGAAAAGTCCAGCTTTCGGCTTCGCGCGGACATTCAGGGTTGCCCGGATGTCTTTCAGACCTTTCCGGGACTCCTTGGACACAATACTGGCGACCGTTGCCTGAAGCAACAGGGCCTCGGTGAGCATCCGAGAGTTCTCGCGCTCGTTGATGAAGTTGGCCTCGTCCATGAGGCGGCCGAGAGGATACCCGGCCGCGTCAGGATGCCCGTGAGCGAGAAGAAGGCTGACCTGCCTTCTCAGGTCGATCCACCACCGCCGGAAGTAATCTCGGGGGTCGCTTTCTGGATCGCCGTCGCCGTCGCCAGAAGGAGGCGGTTTGCGACCCCCATCAACTTTTCCATGTCAGTCTCGGACTCGAAGGTGCAGTCAAAGGCCGCCTCCAAGATCTCCACCTGCTTGACGATGGGGAGCTTCTTGGCGACTTCGATGCCCTTCGGATGATCGTCGCACACCAGAGCGACGACCTCGGCCGCAAGAAGCGGAGACCGACTGACAATCATGTTGATGATGGAGGCCAAATCGGCCGGATCGCCTTCTCGACCCTGCGACACGACCTGACCGAACAGGAGCGCGATCTCGGAACCGTAGCGGGGTAGGATTGTCGCAATGTCGGCCACACCGACACCGCGAACGGTGATGGTGTGGCCGTTGTAGGCGACTTCGCGAGTCAGGATCGGGATAGCATGGAGGGGCATGGGGCGACCTCAGATCACGAGTAGGCCGGGATGCCGTCGCGATAGATGGCCTGAGAACCTTCCTTGCGGAGCACCTTGATCGACAGCGGAATCTGCTGCCACTCGTCGCCCTTGAGGTTGTAGTCCCCGTTCGGGGCGATCTTGACCCACGGCATGTAGAAGACGCTGTCCTTGCCCCGAGCGTTCTTCGTCTCGAAGCGCATGGCGCCCTCGACGTGGGTGTTGCCGGACAGGACCACCGTTCGGGTCGAAGCGCGGATGCCGTAGTTGACCACGATGTCGGCCTCGCCATCGACAACCGAACCGGGGCTGGGGTTGATGAACGACAGGAAGCCCGTGTCGAAGTTCATCGTGTAGTGGGTGTCCGCGACAAGAACGGTGCCGTTCGCGCCGCCGGTCAGCGTGGCCCCCGAAACGGTGAGGTTCGCGCCGACCTCGGCGAGGGCCAGCGAGTTCCCGGCAACGCCCAGAAGCCGCGACGTGAAGGTGACGACGCCTGCGGTGTTGGCGGCCGAAACCTGCGCATGGGGAACCGTGCCGATGCTGTAGGTCGAACCGGCCCCCGCCGTGCCCATGATCGCCGCGACAAGCCGTGCGGCCGTGTCGGTGACGGTGGCGCCGATCAGGATTTCGTTCGCGACGGTCGGCCCGACCGAAAGCGCCGTCCTGAAGGTGTAGGTGCGCGTGCCGATGGTCACGGTATCGCCATTAGCCGCGTTGCCCGCGCCGACCGTCAAGGTGCCGGTTGCGGCGGTTGCGCCGGTCGCGGTCATCACGAGGAAGGTCGCCGGGTCGATGCCCATGGCGCCAGACTGCATCGTGTCGGACTGGCCGACCTGATAGCTGTAGCCCGGCTTGGGCGCGTCCAGCGTCATCGACACGGCGGGAACGGCGGCCTGCGTCAGGATCGAGGAGTCGCCCATCAGGAACAGCGCGACGTTCTCCGGGATAATGTTGTCGGTCACGAGCGAGCCGTTGCGCGTGACTTCAAGGACCACGTTGTCGTCCTCTTCCCTGATCCCCTCGTCGGCGTTGAAGTGAGGCAGTTCCTCGACTTCGATGCTCAGCGAGAACTCCGGGGTGTTCCCGAAGTAGAGGAAGTCGTGCGGGGTCTGGGTATCTTCGATGAACCGCGAGAAGTAGAGCTTCCCGCGCCCCAGAACATACTGCTTGGTGTCGGCCATTTGAGTTCCCTTTCCCTAGTCCTCGTAAGGATCAGCCATGTTTTCCGCGATGTCCAGCGTAACCTGAAGCCAGAAGTAAGCCTTGTCGCTCGCTTCATCGGGCGGCCGGACGACTCCCCGCCCGATATACATCTTGTGGACGAATCTGCCCATACCGAATATGCCTTCCTCGGGCCGTTCCCACGAAGTTTTCTGCCGCTCGATAGCCAAGCGGCGCCGGACATCGGCCAATGCGACATGGGCTGGGTCGGTCGGATTGATCTTGTTGTCCTGCACGAAGCCCTGAATGACGATTTCCCACGACCCGTAACCCTCGCTCGAATCAGTAGGCGGGGGAATCTGTTCGAGCGGGATGGGGGATTCGAGAATACAGAGCATCGGGATCGGATCGGAAGGTCCGAACCGAATCCGACCGCGAAACACCCGACCGGCGAAGTCGCTGGCATAGCCGTTTTCGGGAGTGATCTCATTGAGAGCGGCAGTCATCGCCTTCAGAACTCGCAGAGAAACAGGGTCGTCGGCCATGTCACAACTCCAAGAGACGCAGGAACTCGCGTTCCAGCCTTTCGGCCAGAACCGGCGCCCGATCAGTCGCGATGCCGTCCCCGTCAGCCGAACGGAACACCTGATCGACCGAGGGGCCGTAGAGAAGGTAAAGCCCCGAGGCCACACGCACAGCACTGGTCTTGTTCTCGATCCGTTCACCCGGACGGAGCCGGATCGCGAGACCGAGGTTGAACTGCGTGTCCGTGAGGGACGCCCCGCGCGGAAGCCGCATGAAGAACGCGCGCCGCATGAACCTCGCTCTGCCCGGTGCGACCTCCAAAACCACGCCTTGCCCGCGCTTTGCGCTTGTCGGGTTTTGGGCGTAGCGGGCCAGAGAGGTCGGTCGTCCACTGGCGCGGATGATCGCCTCGGCCCGAAAGGGGGACGCTTGCTGCGCGACGAAAAGGCGCTTGTCGTTTGCCGAAACGTAGGACGCCGGAAGGTTGACCTGATCGCGAACGTCCCGAGCGAACATCGCGCGTCCGTCCCGAGCGACCTTGTTGATTGCGAGCATCTGCGCACGTTTCAGCTTCTCGGGAGAGACCTGCGCGAGAAGGTCTGGCGTCATGCCCTCGACTACGACTGCCCACGACGAAGGCATGGTCACGGCCCTTCCAGAGAAGCGAGAGCCGCGCCGTCGAGCGGCGTGACTTCGACCGTGACGGTGCCTCGGTAGGGCGGATGGGCCAAGTCGACCTCGTAGCCCTCTTGAGGCGACAGAACGATCCGGTCGCCGCGAAGGGGCGCCGGAACATCGGACTCCAAGAGGATCAGCTTCGTGGGGGCCTCGATCTGCTCCGCGTAGGACAGGTTGGTGCCCTTGAGATCGCCTTGAAGCGCACCGGACTTGATGTGCGTCCTGACCATTACGGGGACCGGCTCGAAAGTCGGCCCGCCGTAGTAGATCGCATGGAACGACATTGCTGCGTGCAGCTTCTCGCGAGACCTGCGCTTGAGGTCCGCGAAGCTCACGGTCACACCTGATCGTCGTCGTCGTCCCCTTCCGGGGTCGGCTCGGTCGCCGGGTTCTTGGCTTTGCGTGTCTGGCGCTTGCGCGGCTCTTCTGCCGAGGGCGCAGAGACAGCGGCATTGGCCACCGCTGCGACGACGACCGAATCGGGCGAAGCGGGCTTATAGTAGGTGGCCGCGCCGAGACGAACGAGGTCAGCGGCCGTTTCAGTGTCGATCAGGAACATGCTGCCCTTCTGGACATCCGTGAAAACCGGACGCTTGGCAGGCACGGCCGGGGTGTCCTTGGTGGCCGGGATCGCGGCCTGACCGGGCGTGATGGTAACGCGAACGGTGTGGTTCGCGACAAGCTGGACGAGGGACATGGTTTAGCTCCGGGCTTGTGAGGGGTAGGAGGGTTCGGGGGGCCGAAGCCCCCCGACGAGTGGTCAGACCGATCAGCGCACCTTGACGTAGAAGGTGCTGTTGGGCAGCATCGGGACCATCAGCGGCGCCGACTGCGACATGATGAACGTCGCGGACGGGTCTTGCTCGGGCCACATCTTCGGGAAGATCTCAAGCGGCTGGAACGAGGCGTTGATGTCCTGAATGGCCGCAAAGGCGCGAACGCCACGGACGCCCGGCCCGGTCATCACGACCGCGTGGGGGTCCATGAATTCGACCACGTTGCCATTCTCGTCCTCGTAGTAGTCCGAGTAGACATAGACATCGGTCGTGCCGTTGATGCGGCCGACCCACTCCACGTCCAGCCCTTCCAGCACACCGAGCGAGATGTCGAGGCCATTCCGCTGCGCAGGCAGGTAGTCGGTCTTCAGAAGATCGCGGATCGCTTGGTCCTTCCGCATGATGTCCCAAGCCTCGGTGCCGACCGTCAGGCGGTTCAGGGGGCCGCCGAACTTGCTGCGCCGAGCGATCTTCTTCCAGCCTTCGATGTCGGCGAGAATGTCCACGCCCGTTTCGCCCCAGCGGTTCGAGCCGGTAAGCTGGACCGTGTGTGCCGGGTCACGCTCGAAGTCGACAAGCGTGCGCGGATACCGCTCATCTTCGAGCGTGACGCGGCCGTGCTGGACCGCCTCCGAGGCCATCCACTCCCACCGACGCTCGATAGCCCGGCGATGCTGCCGCAGGATGTCGGTGACAATGGCGTCGTAACGCTCCTGCGGCGACATGGGCGGATTCGAGTTCAGTTCGCCAAAGCCCGCGACCCGCTTGATGACGCGGGAGGCGTTCACGGCGTCCTTGACCTTGATGTAGGCCGGACGCAGCGAGGCCCGATACTCTGCGTTCGAGTAGATCGGCACGCCCTGCGCGGTAGGCACGACAAGCGGCGCGATCTTGCGCGTGTCGGTGAGCTTCGAGAAGTCGATCTCTTCCGTGGTGAACTGCGCGGTCGACGGGAAACAGAGCGACAGCCAATAGTTCTGCGGCGGAAGCGTGATCTCGTCGTCCCGGATCACATCGACAAGGGTCGAGGTCCGGTAGATAGGGTTTTCGATGGTCATGTTCGGCCCTCGTCAGATGTTGATGTTCGCGTCGGTGAACTTCGGCTTCGAGATCAGGATCGCAGGAGACGGCGACCCCGAATACTGGAACGCCCGAACCTTCTCGACTTCCAGATCGAAGGACGAATCGAAGGTAAGTGCGAGCATGTTGAAGTGCCCGGAGCGATACACGGGAACCGACATGCGCTGCCCAGCGGCCATGTTGATCGACGTGGCGAGAACGCCGAAAGCGTTCGAGGACGGGTTGGCGCCGGACGCCAGCGTAGCACCGGACACAGAGAGGTTCGCCCCGGAGACAGCCAGCGTGATCGCGTTCCCGATGGTGCCGAAACTGACCGCCGTGACCGTGACTACACCGGCCGAGTTGGTCGCCGTGACGCTGGGATGCTTGGCCGTGCCCGTGCCGTAGGTCGTGCCCGCACCCGCCGCCCCGGTGATCGCTGCGACGAGGTTTTCGGCCGAAGCCGTCACGTTTCCGCCGATCAGGACTTCGTTCGGAAGGCCACCCGAGGTCAGAGCCGTGCGGAAGGTGTAGACCACGCCGCCGACCGTGACAGTGTTGCCGTTGGCCGCGTTACCCGCGCCGACCGTGACGGTGCCCGACGCACGGACGGCACCCGAGACCGTAGCAAGAACGCCGGTTTCGGCAATGACCGTGCCAAGGCCGAGTTGGAGAGTCGCGGTCGCGTGGGTTTCGTGGTGCGTGACGGACGGCTGAGGCGTGTCCGAATAGAACAGTTCGGGCGGGCCGCCGTAGGTTTCGCTGTTGAAGGAAGCAATGCCCGGCGAACCGAGCGGGATGTTCACGTCGATGGGCATGTCAAGCTCCTGCTTCGATGATGGTCACTTGCGGACGGGAAGGCCAGCCGAACGGCGGCCTGCGAGCTTGAGGCGAGCCGCGAGCGCCGAATCGGAGTTGGCGTCCTCGGCCTGCGGGTCAGTGACTTCCGCGCCCACCGCCGGGTTCGGCGTCGAGTTCATGGCCCGGTCGAACGGCGTCACATTGTCACCGGAGGCGCGCGCCCCCGGAGCCTTGACCTCGGTAGGCATCTTGCCGAGGAACACCTTGGCCGCGCCCACGGGCATGTCGGTCGTCAGTGCGACGGCCATCGCGGCGGTCGGGCGGTTCTTCGCTTCTTCCGATTCGAGAATCGCCGTGATTCGGGCGCGCTCGGAAGTGCGGCCGCTCTCGCGGGCGGCGTCGACCTCTTCGGCGGTAAACATTGCTTCGGGGGCTGCGTTCTGAGTCATCGTCTCGGTCTCCATTTCGATCATGCGCTGGAATTGCGCGGGTTCGTCCTCGTAAGCCCCGATACGATCTGCAAAGCCGACCCGGACAGAGTCCTCCGCGTCGTAAGCAAGCGCCTCGGTCTTCCTCACTTCATTCTCATCCATACCGCGATTTCTCGCGACAGTCGAGACGAAAACTCCGTAGGTCTTGTTGACCCGAGCTTGGATGCGGTCCCGAACGGATTCGGGAAGGCTCTGATAGGGGTTCCCATCAACCTTGTGCCTTCCGGCGTAGATCAGGGTCACGACAACGCCCATCTGATCGAGAGCGCCCGGAAAAGCGACGTGCATGGTCATCACGCCGACAGAACCCGTTCCGGCAGAACGTGCGACCGTCAGATTGACTGCGGCCGAGGCGAGGGAGTAGGCGGCAGAATAGGCGCCACCGACCGCGAAGGCGCGCATCGGCTTCTCTCGCCGCCAGCCGAAGATCTTGTCCGTAAGCTCGAAACACCCCGCGACCTCGCCGCCGGGACTATCAACAACGAGGCAGATTCCTTTCACGGCGGGGTCTCGCAGCCCGCGCTGAATGGCCCGCTCGATGTAGTCGTAACCTGTAGCCCAGCGACCCAGCGCGTAGGGGAAACGATTCAGGAGGACGCCCTGAACAGGGACGTGAAGGATGCCGTCCTTCACGACATAGGGCCGGTAGGGATTGGGGTCCGACCCCCAGAAGTCGCGGTCGTCCGAAGCGAAGGCATGGTCCTGCGCGAGTTCGTGCTGTGCGACGTAGGCAACGCACGACCGGAAAAGGTCGACATGACCGGGGTCAACGAGAAGCGGTTCCCCGATCATGCGTGCCGCAAGAGGCAACATACGGTCTTCAGTCATCTCGGTCGGCATCAGGAGCTTCCCTTTCGTTGCTGTCGTCACGAACGTCGCCGCCGACAGCGTTCATCATGTTCGAGTCTTCGTGAAGGACTATGCCGCGCGCTTCGCGTTCCTTCCTTTCGCGTTCCAACTGCGCATAGACCTTCCGCCAGTCCTTGCCAAGGCGAGAAAGCTCGTCCTCGTGCGTGGAAAGGCCGTAGCGGATGCGGAGGGTCGCGGCCTGAGTTTCCTTGAGTTCGTCGATCTGGCCGCGCGCTGCACCGATCCAGTCGGCGTTCGCCAGCGCATCGAACATGCTGTTCTGGTAATCGTCCGTATAGAGCATGTCGGCTTGGGAGGCGCGGAACGTATCGAGCCGGTCGTTGTTGATCGCCTCTTCGAGCCAAAGCCGGTAGATGAAGTTCGCAACCTTGTCGGCGATGATCCGCTTCCGCGACTGCATGAACTTCCACGTCCCGAGCATCGCTGCCCGTGCGGACGAGTAGTTGGTCTTGGTGTAGTCCCGGGACAGTTCTTCGTAGCTGACGCCAAGAAGCGCCGCGATGTAGCGCAACATGGAAGTCTCGAACTCCTGCCCGACGCCACCGGGCGTGCCCGCAGGACGGAGTTGCAGCCGCGTGCCGGGGTAGAGATGAGGGATGCGGGCACCGTCCAGTTGCAGGTTCTTCGCCGCCCCCGCATACTGCAAAACCTGCTCCATGTAGCTCGTGGCGTAGGCACTGATCGCCTCGCCGACGCTGTTGCTGCCCGCGCCGAGTTGCTGGAACACGACCTCGGTCGGAAGCTCTGACTCGATGGTGGCGGCGTAGCTGGCGTTCAGGACCGCGTTCTGAAGCGTCACGTCGCGGAACTTGCGCGTGATCGCTACCTCGCGCAGACCTGCTGTCAGTTCCGAAACCGCGCGGGTCTGCGCAACGCGCCGAGCATCGCGGAAGAAGCCTACCATCTGGCGACCCCACGGCTTCTTGGCCGGAACTTCTTTCCAGAGAATCGGGTTTGTCTGAAAGAGCATCCGATACTCGCTCGGATGCTGCGTGCGAATGAAGTAGCTGACCCGGCGGCCGTAGCGGTCGTGTCGGATTCCGCCCTTTACCATCGGGTCGGACGAAAGCTCGAACGGATTCGACAGCCGGTCGGTGTCGATCATCTGGACCGCCGTGCGATACTCGCGACCGCGCCGAGGCAACCATTCTGCGGTCATCAGAGCCTCGCCGCCGAACACGACAACGCCGACCGCAAGGCGGATGATCTCGGTGAAAGTCATTTGCCCCGCCGCGTCGGGCCAGCAATGCGGGCTTTCCGCCCAGAGCATGAACTTGGTCTCGACCTCGCGCTGGAACTCTTCGGCCCACTCGCTGCTGAAACCGAGAACTTCCGCCGCAGGCTTGGAGTTAAGCATGAAGAACGCGCCCACGATGGAGTCGCGATGTTGCTGCTCGCCCCACTGGACATAGGCGTCGTTGCGATGAAGATCGCGGGCACGAGCGTCAAGAAGCCGCTTGTCCGGCAGGATGTCGGCATCGGCGGATCGAAGCGCCGGGTTCCACGACGAGATCTGACGGTCGAACCGGGCGGCACCCTCGAAAGCGCCGCCGAGTGCCATGTCCTTTCCGGCCTCGGCAGCGAGGCGCGCGGCGAACTGCTCCAAGTTTTCTTGCGGCACCGTCTTCATCAGCGAACCATTCGGGCATAGAGAGGCCCGACCGAACCGGGCGGGAGGCCGAGCGCCGCGCGAAGCTCCATGATGTAGCCGCGAAGGCCAGCGCGCGTGGCCGGGGTATATTCGATCCGTTCGCCGTTCTGATCGACGAACACCCGAGCCTGAGTGCCGATCTGAAGATCGTGCCAAGCCTGTTCGGCCTCGGCGAGCCGCTTTCGGGTGACAACCGCCTGTTCTTCGGTGAGGGGGAGATACATCAGCCAAGCTCCGCAGCGAGTTTCGCCATATCATAACCGGACTTCGGCTTGGCGTCGAACGGTTTTCCCTTGTCAACCTCAGGCGAGAAAACAAGGCTGTTCTGATCCCACCGTTCCGCCCAAGACGGCGGGTCGTCGAACCTGATCCGCTCTATCCCGACTTTCTGGGACAGGCAAGCCGCAATGCAGTAGGCAAGCAAATCCCAAGACTCGTTGCGGTAGGCGCGAGGGTTGATCCACCCCTTCTTCGGGTCTTTGATTTCGACCGTCAACTCGGTAAAGAAGCTGGGTTCCAGCCAGTTCGGGAAGTTGATCCTGCCGCCGGGGTCGGTGCGGTCGAGCGCGTGGTTCAACTGGTCCTTCACCGCGTTCGAGTTGATGAACATGACCGGAATCTCGCCGCGAGCGCCCGCGTTCTTGTCCTTCCGCTGCGAATCAGGATACTCGATCCGAACCCGGGGGACGCCGGGCTTGCTGTCGCCGCGCAGTAGCAAGAACCGGGACGCAAGGCCCTGCTCCCACTGGTAGGTGCCCTCATCGGCCGCCGAGCCTTCCGAACGATGTTCAGGCCGACGCAGCCATCGCACGAAGTCGTAGGCGTTCGCAGCAACACCTTCTCGGCCCCCCGAGTCGCAGACTGTCAGGTGAATCGCCATGTGACGACCCGAGTTGTCTGCCAGAGGGTAGGTCTTGAGCAAGACTTCCTCGACTAGCAGCTTCCAATCCTCGAAGTAGGCTCCGGGATTGACCCACTTGCGTTCCCTGTCGGAGTCATATCGCTTGGACTTCTTGATCTCGAACCTGTCGATCACGTTGATGTCGTGATTCTCGCAGATCGCGTGGACCTGCACGACGAACCTGTTCTTCTGCACGTCGATACAGGCCACCAGAAACCGGGCAAGGTAGGGGACGACCCGCATCCCGTAGTCTTTCGCACGAGACTCAAGCTCTTGCGGCGACCTGCCCGTTTCGAGCGACTTTGGGATGTAGGGCTTGCCCTGATCGGTGTTGATCGTGGTCTTCAACGACTCTTCGTTGCCGGTCTGCTGATATTCCCGCATCGCGCTCAGATAGTTGAAAACCAAGGTCTTCCAGTCCGAGAAGGCGGCGGCAACGCCTTTCAGCCAGAAGCTCGCCGTGGTCGACCGAATCGGCTTTCCGTCAATTGAGCCGTCTGGGCGCCAGACCATGCCCTCCTTGATCCAACGACCATTGCGGTTCATTTCGTGCTTGCCCGGCATCCCGAAGTCAGGATCGTGCGGGTAGTCGATGTTGCAATGCGGGCAGCGAAGCGTTGCCATCTCGGCGGCTTCCATGAGATCTTCGCTGTCCGGGTAGTTCAGCAACTCGAAGTCAGGCTCAAACGGCGTGCCGCAAGACACGCATCGCCAGAACCAGCGCCTCCGGTCGCCCTTGTTGTAGAGACCGAGGATTCCGCTCGTGGGCGGGGCTTCGTGAGGCGTCGAGGGGCGCCACTTGGGATCGAGGACCGGAAAGCCCGGAGACGATTCGGCCGCACACATGCCGAAGCTGCGAAAGGTCGTGGCCCGCTTCTTGGCGAGGTCGAACGGCGATCCTTCGCCATCCACGTCCTGCTCCATCCGGTCATAGTCCGTCAACCAGAGCCGGGGGATGGGCTTGCCCGAAAGCTCGTTGATCGTGGGCCACGAGAGGGTCAGAAGCATCCCGGACGTGTAGTGCTTGTCATACACGTTGTCCCCCTGCTTCGAGGGAACCAGCATCTTGCCGATCTCCGGGCTGTGCCGATGCAGTCGGTCGATCCGGCGCATCGAGAAGTCGCGAGCCGTAGTCGCGGTCGTCTGCACGATCATCATGTCGGCTGGATCGCACTTGACAGAATAGGCTAAGTAGTTGATTGCCATATCTGTCTTGCCCGTCTGGGCGGGGCCTGCAAACACCCACCCCGTGAACTCCCGAGAGGTCAACTCGTCCATCGGCTCGACGAGGTAGGGAGTCATGTCGTTCTTCCACGGGCCGACATAGGCCCCCGGATTGTTCAGGTAGCGATACTTCTCGGCGGCTTGGGAGACAGTCAGACGTTCGGGGGGCCGCACCGACGCAGCGACCTCGGCAACTAGCCGCTCTAGGGTATCAAATCTGGTCATAGCCATCGGCGTCGTCATCTTGCACCGTCGCGACCTCGCCCGTGGCGGCAGGAAGGTCAGCCAGTTGAGGGCCAGTAGCGTTCTTCTCGGCGTTGGACAGAAGAGCCTCATAGATGTCGCGCTGAAGCGAGTCCACGAGGCGGATCAAAGCATCTCGCTGCTGGGGAGCGACCGCCTGTTCGCGTTCGATGGTATCGACCCACAGTTGCATGGTGAACTTGATGGTCTGGAAAGTGTTGCCAAGCACGTCTCGGACTCGGTTCGTGGGCCAAAGAGCGCCTGCCTGTTCCTCGTAACGCTGGCGCTTCAGCATCGCATCCCAGAACTGCGCTTGAAGCGTGGGCGGGAGGTCCACCTTGGACGCGACCCTGACGAACTCTTCGGGCGTGAGAATCGGCGTGACGAGGTAGCGTGCCGCCGTCGCGATGTCATAGAGACGGTTGGCCCGACTGTCGGGAGAAGGCACAGAAGGGCAGTTCGTGAGCCGCCGGGTCACGAGGTTGCGATCCATGCGGAACATCTGCGCGAGCGTCGTCGCGGTCACGGCGCCCGTGGAGACCGCCTCTGCGCGCGTCCGGGGCAACGGCTTCTTGGCATCCAGAACTGTCTTGAGTGCGGTTTCGATGTCTAGCTTGGTCATGCCGCCCTCAGCGCCTTGTTGAGCCTAACCCTGACAGCATCGGTTATGGAGTCCTGCGTGGCCGCCCGTTGCGAAAGAACCTTCACCACATCTTCGTCTGCCGTGCCTGCCATGAGAATCCGATGCAGGAACACCCTGTCGGCCTTCTGGCCTGACCTGTGTAGCCTTTTGATGAACTGTTTGTAAAGCTCCATGCCCCAAGTCAGTCCATACCATACCGCGATGTTCGAGCCGTGCTGGAAGTTCAGACCGTGCCCGGCGCTCGCCGGGTGCGTAACGAGCATCCTGATGTTGCCCGCGTTCCAGTCGCGCATGTCATTCTTGGATTCGCCGAAAAACCGTGCGTAGCGGAACCGCTTGGCGATGGCTTCGCGGTCGAACTGAAAGCTGTAGGCGACGAGAACAGGCTTTCCGGCCGCCTCTTCCATGATGCTTTCGAGCTTGTCCAGCTTCTTCTCGTGCAGCTTAACGTGCGAGCCGTCCTCACGGTAGAGGGAGCCGTTCGCGAATTGCAGGAGCTTGCCGGTCAGAACTCCTTCGTTCAGGGCGCGGATCACCTCAGGGTCGCCCGCGTTGTCCCGCACGAGAATGGCCGACTCACGCTCAAACTCGCGATAACGCTTCATCAGAGCGAGGTCCATGTGCAGAATATGGTCCCGCACGACCATGGGCGGCAGCTTCAGGTAGTCCTCTTCGCGCAAGGCAAAGAAAACGTCGCCGATCCTGCCCATGATCTCTTCCTGCGAGTGCGGCATAGGCTCTATGCCGTAGCCATACTTCTTCTCGCGAAACCACCTGTCCTTGTAGCTCTGCATGGACACGCCGAGTCTCTTGCCGCCGTCTATGGCGTAGATAGGCCCCCATAGGTCGATCAGCCCCTTCGGCGCAGGCGTGCCACTGAGTTCGACGAGATATCTGACCGTGGACCTGACCTTGTTGAGAACCCCGAGGTCGGTTTTCCGGCCGGTCGACTTCCTGATCCCGTCGACCTTGCGGGCGGCGGTCTTGAACCGACCCGATTTTAGGCGCGTTGCCTCGTCATAGACAACCATGTCGTAGGGCCAGCGGACGGGACCGAACCTGTTGTAAAGCCATACGAGATTTTCCCGGTTTATGATCGTGATGTTGCACGGGCCGTAGCGCAGCGCCGCAATCCGTTCTTCTTCTGTTCCGGTCACGATTCGATACTTGAGGGTGCGCGCAAAATCCCACCCGGCAATCTCGGCAGGCCACGTTTCCTCGGCGACGGCCAGAGGGGCTACGATCAGGACTTGCCGCACCTTCTTCTGATCGAGCAACCGCACGATGGCCCGAAGGCACGCAGCGGTCTTGCCGAGGCCCATTTCGGCAGCGAGGAACACTTTGCCGACTTCTTCGATCTTGTCGGCCATCCATGTCTGATAGGGCCTGAAGTCAGATTCAGACCGGATGACCTCGGGCGGCCCCCAGATCATCTCGATCCCTTCGATGTCCGTGACGTGCTTGGGGTAGACGATCCTGTTCACGGGACTGCTCTGAACAAACCAAGAACACTGAGACCTTCGTCTATCGAACTGACGACATGGACCTCCATGCCAGCATCCTTCATCAGACGGTGTTCGTGCGTTTGCGAGGCCCGAGGAACTTCCCCCGGAGCCTTGAACTCGATCCAGACCGTGCGGCCCCCCTTGGCGAACACGCGGTCTGGGGCGTCCTTGCGGCCGAGCCATGCGACCTTGCGGACGAACCACCCGGAACGGATGGCCCGGGCAACGACCGTATCCTCGATCCTCGCTTCCAACATCGCTCAGTCCTTCATAAACACCTTCGACGTGAACCCGGCCGTCTTGAGCGGCATACCCTTCGCCCACTCAGGGGGGTTCCGCATCGACTCGTTGAGGACAGCCAGAGCTTCCTCGGCCCTATCCTCGGGGGCCAATCCGAGAATCTGGTCGTGGACGTGGAGACGAATGTCGATCCCGCGCCGGTCTGCTTCAAGAAGTCCGTTCGCGAGAATATCGCGGGCAATGGCTTGGTCGACGTTCTCAGTCAGCTTTCCGGGGTGAGTGGTAATCCGGCGCCACTGTTTCCGCTCGTCCTGACCCTCGTAGGTGATCTGCTGCTTCTTGTCTCCCCAAGGCGTGTCAACTACCTCGATCTTGGGCTTCAGATAGTGGAGGAACCGGCCGCTCGGCAGTCTGATTCGCATGAACGGGTAGTAGTAGTCGAACGTGATGTGGCCGAACTCGACAGGCTTTCCAGTCGTGATGCACTTCTTCGCCGCACGCTCAATACCATACCAGTAGTCAACGACCTCGGTGAACTCTCGCCGGAACGTGTCGACTGACAGCCTTGCGTCCTCTTCGGTGAACTGCTTGACGCCCATGTTCCAAGCGTAGCCGAGAAGACCGCCCGCTTCCCACTCTCCGGTCTCGTCGTTGAACCTCCGCGACCCCGGCCCCATCATGTAGCCGCACCCCAGAACTCCGGGCTTCGATATGGTTCGACGCCCCGTCATACCCGAATTGTATTCGGCGACGAGATCTCGGTAGTTCATGTTGAACAGATAGACGGCGAAGGCGAGATAGGGGTCCAGACCGCGCTCGAACACCATCAGGATCTTCTCGCAGTTCGACAGCCATCCGAGAACGATGTTCTCGATGGCCGCGAGGTCCGCGTCGAGGAACACATAGCCTTCTGGCGCCTGCGCGGCAGGGCGGATGCAGGAGGCCAGCACGTCGAACACGTTGCCGTAAAGCCCGCGAAGGCTTTCGGCATCCAAGAACTCGATGTTGCGGGCGTGGACCTCGATCCGCTTCTCGAACCGCTTCTCCGGCCGTGGGAGATTCTGGGGCTGGAACAGCCTGCCGCCCCACCGCCACGTTCGGCCCGCCGCCGCGAACTGAAGCACGTTCCGCAAGTTGCCGTCATCGTCAGTTGCACGCATGAGGGCGTGATACTTCTTGATCGAGGTTCGACTGACCTCCTGCCGAAGCTCTAGGGCGCGAATGTATGCCTTGGACTCATGGATCACGGCAAAGTCGTTGCCGCTGACCTCTATGGCCTCGTAGGCGCGCTCCTTGGCCCGTTTGATGTGGCCCTTTTTGGCATCGCGGAAGGGGTAGCCTTTTTCGCGAAGCCAAGGAACAAGCTGCGATACGGACATGGGATTGCCAAGGCCGGTAATCTCCTTCATTTCCTTGATGGCGTCCTCGACGCAATCCTCATAGACGCGGATTGCGTTCGCCACCATGTTGAGATTGATGGGCAAACCGGCTTGATTGATCTTCTGGTCGAGCGCCCAGAGATCCCACTCGTGTTCGGGCGGCCTGAACTTCCAGAGCTTGCGAAGCACCGCACGTTCGGCCTTCACATCCTGTCGGTTGTAGGCGAGGTAGTCGTTCCAGTCCTCAAGGTCTTCGTGCCAGAGGATTCGGGTCCGAGGGTCTCGGATCGTGGGCTTGCGGGGAAAGGAGAACTTCCGCATGAGCCGGGAACCGGCAGCGTCTTTCCGGGAGTCATGCTTGAGATTGAGGGCCTTCGCTGCCGCGTCAAGCGAGCCGGGCAGAGAACACGTCAGCGCGACCACCATCGAACACCGCCACTGTCGGACCTCGACTGGCCGGATCAGGGCAGACGTGACGGCCATCTCGAAAGGAGCGTTCCACGCCCACTTCTCGACCTCGGGATCGAACAGGGCCTCTTGGAGTTCGGGCGGCATCTTCTGCCCCTCGGCCGGTATCCATTGGCGCTCTTCAGACCCGTTCAGGGAGTAGGCTGCCATGAGGATTTCTGTCGAAGGGTCTTTGCAATAGCGGCTGACGCCGACCTCCGAAAGGTCGGCGTCAGAGTAGGTCTCGTAGTCGATGGAAAGGGTGTCCTTCGCCATCTCAGATCATGTCTTCGTCATCGTCCCCGTAGTTGGCCACGTCCGAGACATCGTCGTCGGAGAACTTCGCGTTCGGGTCGACCGGCGCCGCGCCGAACGCCTCGCCGTCCGCTCGAAACTGGACCGACTCAAGGCTCGCGTTGATTCGCTTGCCGTAGCGTTTGTCGTCCTGCGCCCAGAGACGAACAACCGCATTGACGTAGCACCCGGCATAGGGAGCGCCCTGCTGGCCGGGGCGGGCTTCGATCCACCGCTTGTCCTTGTCCTTGCGGTTCGTGATGATCGACGGCTGGCGGCCCTCGGGAGCCGACGCCGAGACGTAGAAGTGCCCGGCGTAGCCAGCCCAAGACTCCTCGTCGCCGTCCCTGACGCAAAGCCGCTCCGACTTCAGCTTGGGCCAGTTGGCCTTGTCCGGCCCCCACTTCTTGGCCTTGGCCTGATCGGCCGCTGCCCGGAGCTTCGCCATGTTTCCGAACTCGTCACCCTCCTTGGGGATCAGGAACGCAGCCTTGTAGACTCGACGGGTCTCGCCGTCATCGTTCTGGCGTTCATCCGGCTCGAAGAGCGCCGGGAACGAAAGGCGAACATTCTTCAGGATCACTTCACCGACAGGGGTCTCCGCCATTTTCCAACTCCTAGATTGCGGTTTCTTCGTTTTCGATCAGGTCGTATTTGTCGCCGTGCGTCATCCGCGCGGGACGCTTGTGGTCGAGAGGAACAAGGATGGGCTTCGGCTCTTGCTTCTCGACGAACATGCCGAAGTCGCGCTGGAACGCCTTCTTGCCGACCTTTTCTTCCGCCTGCGCGGGCGAAACAAGTTTGCGGCTGAAGGCTTCTTCGCCGAAAGCGTGCGTCAGCACGAACTCGGCCTTGGCTTCGTCGCGCCAGACCCTAGCAGACCTGCCATCGACGAGTTTCATGCCGGGGACAGGACGACCCGCCTCGGCGTCACGCATGGCTTCCTCGTGAAGCTGATCCAGCCATTTGTCGATCATCTTGCGATGCAGGAGAACCTGCGAACGCTGTTCCGGCGTCATGGCGCGGCGGCTGTGCAATTCCACGGGAAGCCCGGCAAGGAACTGTTCTTCGAGGTCATCGAACTTCGTGCCCAAGAGGTCGGCGTTGAACCGAGCATACTCCTTGCACGTCCCGAAGCTGGCCGCGCGGCAGAACTTGCACTGGACGACGCCCGGTATTCTCGGGGCGTTCGGGTCTCTGGTCGCCTCGGCATCGCGGGCAATCTTCGCCCCCTCTTCCAGAAGCAACGCCATATTGGTCGTCCAGACCCCGCCGCCGCCTTCGGCCCGAGGCTGTTCTATGATGATGATGACCTCCACGTCTTCCGGTGCAATCCCGCGAGCCTCGAAGTCCGTCGAAACTGCGCCCCACAGACCGAGCGTGTAGAGGATGGCCTGATCGTTCTCGACCGGGCTTACCGGAACGCCTGCACCCCACTTCCAGTCGAACGTGACGAGCCGGGAGCGGGCAATGTCCACGATGCCCACGTCCACGGTCCCGAACTGGCCGTCGCCAAGCCAAGACGAAAGATCGACCCTGCTTTCGACGATCAACCTGCGGCCGGGAGAGTCCAAGAGCGACTCGATCAATTCCAGCCCCGGCAACATGCCAATCGCCATTTCGTGCGTGAAGGGCAGGTCTCCGAACTTCTCGACGTAGTGGGTCGCGCCGACCATCGCCAGCGGGTCAGCGCCATACTCGACCGCCAGAGCGGCGAACTCGTGGAACACGGTTCCCTGCGCAGCGTGCTCCCCTGCGTTGTCGGGAAGGCCCTGTTCGGCCTTGATCGAGCCGGGGCAGCGCCGGTAACGGTGGGCCTTGGAGGCGCCGAGAGAAGAGTGTTGGCCGGGCATCGGAAGGGGTGCGTCCTCGATAGTGCGACCCGGGGCAACGCGACGGAGACCTCCCGGCCCCGGGTCTGGAAGGCGAGATCAGATGGCCGAATCGCCATCTTCTTCGTCGCCCTCACCCTCGTCCGCCAGCGGGTTCTCGCCCGCGCGGAAAGCCTTAAGAAGCTCCATCACCTTGCCGAAGTGCTTCGGGTCGATGTTGGTCAGCCTGTCGGCGCCGAAGTGCTCGCAGACCGCAGAGTGGGCCTGCTTGGCGGCTTCCTTGTCGATCTTGAGCGACTCACCGGCGAACGCCGCGATGTCGGCTGCCGTGACGGCGGCAGGCTTCGTGGACTTGGTGGCAGCGGGCTTGGGGGCGGCAGGCGCGGCAGCGGGCTTGGGGGCGGCAGGCGCGGCGGCGGGCTTGGCCGAGCCGAGCATGGCGTCAAGGCGCTTGGTGTTTTCTTCCAGCGCCTCGGCGAGACGAGTCAGGAGGGCTTCGATGCTCATGGGGTTCCTCTTGTCAGGACGGCATTGTCCGGCCTCCTTGATGAACCATGGCGGAGGGCTTGTCAACATGCGGGTGACTGTGCAATATTGAAAATCATCAACCGAGGATCACACATGGCCTACCACAAAGACCCCATGAAGGTCAAAAATCAGATGCACCGTCTCCTGCTGATCGCGTCTCCGCCCGACACCGAGGGGCGCAAGACGATCTCGACGCTCGCCCGCAAGCTGGGGGTGTCCCGAGGCACGGTCTGGAAGTGGATTGAAATCGGTCGCATCCCGCCGCGCCGCGCAGTCGATGTCGTCGATATCTCGGAAGGCAGGGTTACGCTGGCCGACTTTTCGCGCTTCGTCTATACCTGAGAGTCTAGAATCCTGACGAAGCCCGGTCGGCCTCCCCCCGGGGGGCCGGATAAAAGGTCGCGCCCCGATGAACGACAGCAAGTTCCTGATTCGCTACTCCGAAGGCAAGGGCACGAACTTCGCCAAAGCGAAAAACAAGGTCAGGAGCTACGAGTCTTTCAAGGACGTGTTCCGAAACCCCGTCAGGACCGGGGAAAAGTTCAAGGAATACATGGGCTTGACGCAGGATCAGCAAGTGGCCCTGAAGGCCGCTGCGGGCTGGTTCTACCGCACTCAGATCGACGGCGACAGACGGAACCGGGCCAGCGGCAGGCCCAGCGACATCATCACCTTGGACTTCGACTGCGCCACACCCGAGTTCGTCGAGTCGATTCGGGCGGGCGAGGTCTTGTCCGGCTACAAGTTCTTCGTTTGTTCTACAAGACGGCACACGGACGAAAACCCGAGGCTTCGGGCGGTCATCCCGTGCGCGCCGCCGGTCGATACGAACTCCTACTCGCCCGTGTCGCGGATCGTGGCCCAGATGGTCGAGCCGACGATGGAGATGATCGACCCGGTCTCTTTCCGCCCCGCACAGATGATGTTCTACCCGACCTGCTCGAAGGACGGGGACTTCTTCTTCTACGAACAGGACGGGGACATCCTAGACATTGATGTGGTCCTCTACGACTTCGAAGCCCGAGTCGGGGACTGGCGCGACTACCGGCTGCTGCCGTCCTGCTCGAATGAAGTCCTGCGAGAGCGCGCGGACAAGGCCGAGAACCCGCTTGAGAAGGAGGGGCCGGTCGGCGACTTCTGCCGAGCCTACAGCGTCCCGCAGGCCATAGAAGCCTTCCTGAGCGACATCTACGCCCCGGTTGAGGGATACAGCGAGAAGCCACGCTACACCTACCTCAAGGGGACCACGACGAGCGGCGCGGTCGTCGAGGACGGGGGACTGTTCCTCTACTCGCACCACGGCTCGGACCCCTGCTGCGATCAGCTTGTGAACGCCTTCGACCTCGTTCGCATCCACCTGTTCGGGGATCAGGACAAGCCGGACGAGGGTGACAAGCCCATGCGCCAGCGCGCCTCGTGGAAGGCCATGATCGAGTTCGCGGGCAAGGACCGGCGATACCGGGACGCCCAGCTTGAGCGGCGCTACCGAATCACGGATATGTTCGACGACGCCGGGATCGAGGACGACGATGACGGCTGGGATCAGATCGGCGACCCGCCAGAGGAAACGCCGCAGGGGGTCGTGCCTGTCCACGTCCCGGCCGTGCCGGGCAAACGGCGGGCCAAGGTCAAGAAGGACTGGACCCACGGCCTGCAACTCGACCAGAACGGGAAAATACTTAACACGTTATCGAACGTAGTCCATATCATGTCGAACGACGCCAGACTGCGCGAGTCGTTCGAATTCGACGAGTTCTCGCGCAAGTATGTCTGCCGGATGCCGATTCGGACCAAGCTGATGAACGTGCCGACGATTGAGGTCAGGGACGCCTTCTTCGGCGAGGAACTGACCGACTTCATGCTGACGGTCGTCCGCTGCGTGTTCGAGGCCGCCCCGGGGGATGCGCTCGGCTGGGGCATGAAGGTCTCCAAGAGCGACATTCACGAAGCCGTGCAAGTCTGTGGGAGGCTGAACACCTTCAACTCGGCCAAGGACCGGCTGTTCATCGAGCCGTGGGACGGAGTTCCGAGAATGGAAACCCTGTTCATCCGCTACCTCGGAACCGAGGACAACACCTACTTCCGAGAGGCTGCCCGGCTCTTCCTGATCGCGGCCGTGGCCCGCCTCTACGAGCCGGGGCACAAATTCGACTATGTGCCCATCCTTGAAGGGCATCAGGGCGTCGGGAAGTCGTCCTTCGCCGAAACGCTTGCTTACGGCTTCTTCGGCAACCTGAACGCCGCCATGGACGACCTGCCGAGGCTCGGGGACAACATGAGCGGGAACGTCATCATGGAGATCCCCGAACTGTCCTCGATCCGGCGCTCGGCGCTGGAAGCGACCAAGAGCTTCATCACGCAGACCTCGATCACCTACCGGGCGGCCTATGAGCGGGTCGCAGAGACGGTCAAGCGCCAGTGCGTCTTCATCGGGACCACGAACGAGTCTGCCTACCTCGTGGACAGGACAGGCAACCGTCGCTGGTGGCCGATCCCGGTTCAAGTCGAGCGTATCGACATCGACGGATTGCGAGGGGAAGTCCTGCAACTGTGGGCCGAGGCCCGGAACGCCTACTTCATCATGCGGCACAACTACCCGAAGGATGTGGGCGACCTGAAGCTCACGCTGAGCGATGAGGCAGTCGCCTTCGTGAACGGTCTGCACGAAGAGAAGATGGAAGAGTCCGAGGTCGATGTTTACGCCGGGAAGATCGAGCACTGGCTTCTGTGTGGCACGGTCGAAAGCCGGTTCGATGACGAGGACGAAGGCGAGGTGCCACAACACCGCTATCGCGACGAAGTTTGCCTTCAGGAAGTGTGGGATGAGTGCCTTCGCATCCCCAAGAGCCGAGGTCGCCTTGACAGCATGTTCCTCGCCCAAGCCCTTCGGTTGCTCGGTTGGGATCAAGCCAACAGCCGACGCACCCGGAGCTACGGCAAGCAGAAGATGTGGCGACCGAAGGTCGGAGGTCGTGTGGTCAGCGGCATGGAGTGGGCGCATCATCGAGCGCGGCAAACTGGTGCCGATCTGGACACAATGAACATCTGACCGGGGGGCGGGACTCCGTCGCCTTACCCATAGGCACTTAAGAACGAGATTTTTCGCAGAAAACCCCCGAAAGGGGGTTTTTTCGTTTTCATGGCGCTTCGAGCTATTTTCGCGCGGAAACCTCGGTTCCGGTTCCACGGATGGTTCCAAGCCAAGTGCTTGAAAACTAGCGGTTTCTTTCCGGGGTGGAACGGAGAACCCACTGGACCCGACTTTTTCTCGTCTTGGGCTAGATTCAGGCCGAGCCGAGCAGTTTAGCAGAATCTTGCGTGCTTGGCTTTCCCTCCATTTCCTTGAAAGTCTTGTCCTATTGGTTCCACGGTTACTCAGTTCCAGTTGCAAATATACTAGTCAAAACAATGGCTTGACTGGAACCGAGACTGGAACCGACTCCGAAAACCCGAACAGTAGGTTCCACCCCCTCGGCAAGTTGTCGCGAGGCGTCAGAAAAAATCTGAAAAAATTGCAAACGGCTTTCCTCGCCGGATCGAGCTTGGGGGCTGGACGAGATCCCACTTCAGCCAATGTTGACACTGACAACACTTCGACCGGATGTTCTGTGTTCTCGTTGTGTTCTAACGCTAACCCATTGATAAATAACGGCTTTCATGTTTTGTTCTCGTGCTTCGGGCACTGTTTCCAGAAAGAATCCGGCATGGGGCGCTCGGCGCACCCCCCGAACGCCCGACCCCCGTGGGGGGACCCATGCCGCCCTAGTCGTAAAAGCCCCAAGGCGGGAATACCTGACCGCCTTACCGCCTATTGACTGGACAGTCAGTCAAAATAGCCTGACCGCCTGACCGCTTATTGACTGGACAGTCAGTCAGAATAGCCTGACCGCCTGATCGCCTGACCGCCTGACCGCCTGACCGCCTGACCGCCTGACCGCCTGACCGCCTGACCGCCTGACCGCCTGACCGCCTGACCGCCTGACAGCCTGACCGCCTGACCGCCTGACCGCCTGACCGCCTGACCGCCTGACCGCCTGACCGCCTGACCGCCTGACCGCCTGACCGCCTGACCGACTGACCGCCTGACCGCCTGACCGCCTGACCGCCTGACCGCCTGACCGCCTGACCGCCTGACCGCCTGACCGCCTGACCGCCTGACCGCCTGACCGCCTGACCGCCT